ATATAACTTTCGTGGAGATGGGTGGATTGCCGTTGTCAAATGAACAACGAGATATAATTCAACAATTCGTCAATGTATTGATTGATTTCTCAAAAGAAGAAGCTGTTCAAAAACTTTATCACAGCACTGATAACTGGGATGTGGTGAAAAATCTAACTGAGATTACCTGTTTTGGTCAGGTGTTGCAGATGATTCTCGATAACAAAAAAGAATATGAGGGCGTTGACCGATTCTTCAAACTGTCTGGACGATATGTGTTAAATGATGATTTCAAGATATCAGATTATGATAATCGCAAAGACAAGATCGTGTTTGCCGGTCGCCGCAAGAGCCAGTTCGACCCAAAGCTAACGGGCGGTGTTGCCGAACAGTTTATGTCACGTTGCTGGTCATTCCCTGCGAGCGAAATAGAAAAAATACAGAAGGCGTATACTGCAATGCGTCTTTGTCAAGTAGATATTCTCCAGAAGGGTGGTTACTTGGATATCGAACATTTACTTTTTTTGTATCTCGCCGCAGAACTAAATATATTAGAAGTTGAAAAGATTGGTGTGCAAGGATTGTTAGGTCCAAATGGAATATTAGTTAAAGATTAGCATGAGCAACTATCGTAAAATTTATAAGCAACATTATGGTAAAATACCAAAAGACCAAGATGGTCGATCGTATGAAATTCATCATATAGACGGTGATCATGGCAATGATTCTCCCGATAATTTAAAAGCAATAACGATACAAGAACATTACCATATTCATTATACTCAAGGTGATTATGGAGCATGTCGTTCTATAATAGTAAGGATGAATAAAACTCCCGAAGAAATATCTGCGGCTGTCAGCGAGTTAAATAAAAAACAGGTTCAAGAAGGAACGCATGTCTTTATGAGAAGATCAGACGGATCGTCTATGGCATCTGACAGAGTAGCCAATGGAACACATGAATTATTGGGTGGAGAGATTCAACGAAAAACACAAAACCAAAAAGTTATTGATGGAATACATAACTTTCAGTTTAGATCTGACGGTTCAAGTCTCTCAGCAGATAGAGTAGCCAATGGATCACATCATTTTTCAGACATTGAGTGGCAGAAGAAAAATGCTAAAAAATTAATGGAAGAAGGAAAACATCACTTTTTGACGAATAATCCCAGTAATACTAAAGTCGAATGTCCTTACTGCGATAAAATTGGTGCTTTTGGACCGATGAAAAGATGGCACTTTGATAATTGTAAATTAAATCCACAAAAAATAACAGTGAATGATAGTAAGATAAATATATTAGAAGTTGCGCCAGTGGGGGTTCAGGGATTGCTTGGACCTAACGGCGTGGCAGTAAGGGACTAAATGAGCCAATATAAGATAACCATCCATAAGTGGGTTGATAATAAAATTAGGGTTGAGGAGAGGGTGGTTAATTCACAGAAAGAAGCTGACGTCTTTCTAAGAGACACACCGCACATTAGTCATAGGATTGATAGCAACAGTATAATATTTTTTAATAGGGAAGTAAGCATGGATAAAAAAATTATTAAAGTAAATACCGTGCAGGGAATAGGTGACCTTATGTGGGTTTATCGAAAGCTAGCACCATTAGTAGATGGAATTAAGTTCAATATTTTATTGACTAACAATGACACTACTCAAAGGCGGAGCGGAGACTTCTTAGCCACTCTTGACAAGTGTGCAGGAGTAGAGTTTACGATGGTTCCCGGGCATAAATATGATCAACTTGCAAAATCAAAGTGCGTAATTCAGAATAGCGACGCCTTTGATTATGCAGTTAATGCATGGCTAGAAGACGGTATACACCTAGATGATATTGATACTAATCCCGTGTTGTGGGATATGAATCTAAAATCAGAAGAGACAGAAAACCTACCCGAAAAATATCTTCTTGTTTATGTAAGTGGAAGTGAGCGCCATGCAAATAGAATTAAACAAATGGCAGACGGTGACTGGGTTAGGTTAATTGGAGAAACAGCAATAGAGAAAAACCTCAATAATATTATCTTTATTGGGGCAGAATATGATAGATGGAAGGTTGAGTCTGTTATTAATGCAATGAAGACGTTGCCTTTTAATTGTATTCCGATGTTTGCAGATATTAAGAAAAGCACACATATAATAAAAAATGCTGATTATTTTGTTGCCTATCAAAGTGGGTTGTGTATGATAGCAGAAGAATTTGGCGTACAGACTGCTATGGTTTGGTTTCCTGATTTGGTTAAGATGCGCGATACCTGGATTCGCAAAGAAAACATTGATAAAAAAGCTATTTACTCATTTGTATTTTAATCAAACGATAGAATCGATGATTTCACAAATTAAGGATAATAATGTTTAAGCAACTAACAAAGATAACAGAGCACACAATTAAAGATTATTCACATAAGTTGCAGTGGATAGAAAGTCTTGGTATTGGATATCTGCCATCTGATGGATACGAATACGGAGAGGCATATTGGGAACATTATCTTGATTGCTCACACGGTTGGTTCGGAGAACGACTAACTGAACTAAGAGCAGACTTTGTTACGAAAAATGAAGTATCACTTGAGAGCTTATGTGATGTGGGTGTAGGATCAGGACAGTTTGTTGAGTTTGCTAACTGTAAAGGTGCAGATGTTAATCCACTAGCAATTACTTGGCTTAAAGATCAAGGACGTTATACAGATCACCCAGAAGAGTTTACGTCGTTGACACTATGGGATGTTATTGAGCACATCGACGACCCAAGACCGTTATTAGCAAAGGTAGAAAATGTTTTTATCTCAACTCCGGTGTATAAAGACCTTGATGCTTGCCTTAAATCAAAACACTTAAAACCAGGTGAACATATCTGGTATTTTACTGATATGGGAGTAAAAAACTTTATGTCTCAGATGGGCTTTGCTGCACGTTATACAAGTGACTTTGAGACTGTGTTGGGTAGAGAAAGCATAATGAGTTATTACTTTAAGAAAGTAAAGTAATGCCCGTATATTCGACATCGGGCAACCTAGGAGACATCATCTGGGGTCTTCCTGTTATCAAGCAACTTGGCGGAGGAGAACTTAACCTTATACCAGGCGGCATACCCAATGCTATACGCAAATACAACAACGGTCCAGTTTTTCCAGAGTATGAGAATAGACTCTCACAAAAAGACTTTGATATGATCGCACCTCTATTAGAAGCACAATCATACATTACCGAAGTTACTTTTGAAAAACATAAAGCATTTCACTACGATTTAGATTTGTTTAGAGGAACAGTGGGTCAAGCATTCACAAAAAATTTCATTGAAACCTACGCAGAAACCTTTAAGATTCCCGCAGATTATTCTCCGTGGTTAACAGTAACGCCGAAGAAGATAGCAAAGACTGTTATCACTCGCACTACTAGATACCATTCTCCAAAAACATCAACTATTCCGACATGGATAAAGCTATTACGAGAACACAAAGCATCTACTGAAGCAATCTTTGTTGGGTTACCCGACGAACATAAAGCATTTCAAGATCTATTCAACATAACAATCACACATTATAAAGTCAATAACTTTTTAGAAATAGCAGAAGTAATTGCTGGTGCAGATAGATTTATAGGTAATCAAACATTTGCCAATGGTCTTGCTCGTGGTCTAGACAAAGAAACTTTTCTCGAACTACGATCCGTTGATTGTTATATTGAGAAGGAGAATTGTCATTATTTCTAACCTTACCTATTCTCATAGCGGAGCACTTGGTGATTTGATCTGTTCTTTGCCAGTCATAAAACATTTTGGAAAAGGAGACTTCTATATTAAATTGAGATGTATGGAATATACAGCAAACAAGTATGGATATAGAACAGAACATAAACAGCCTTTTCATTTGCAAAAAATGTCTGAGGAAGAGTTTAAAATGCTTGCTCCGTTACTTGAAGAACAGCCATACATTACTAGAGTTATATCAACCGAAGAACATGAGCCCAAAGTTGATTATGATTTAGATAAGTTTCGTGGTGTATTATGGAGAAGTTTTACTGGCAACTACGTAGAAGCATATTACAAAACATTCAACGTTCCTTATACAGCACAAGATCTTATTTCTCCCTGGCTTATCGCACAACCAAAATTTATTGCCCCAATTATTATTGCTAGAACATTTCGTTACCGTAATCCATCATCCGTAATACGGTGGAAACAGTTTGTTGCGATGGATAACTTTGATACTTTGTCTGTTTTTGTGGGACACAACGATGAGTATGAAGATTTTAAAAAAACTTTTAATACAACTCTTCCGCACTATAAGCCAAAAGATTTCTTAGAACTTTCACAGGCTATTTCGGCAGCCGATCATATAATAAGTAACCAAACATTTGTCTATACATTGGCACAAGGATTAGGTAAGCCGCTTTCGCTGGAAATAAATCCAGATAGGCCACTGGCATCAAGCGAGGTGTTTTTCAACCGTCCGGATTGCTTCTACTTCTAAAACCTGCTATACTGTCATTGGAGGTATTATAATGACAAACGATGAAATGTTCGAAGAATCATTCAAACGACCAAGCAACTATTTCAAGTTATCACCACAAGAACAATGGAGAATAGATAGGCAACTTGGAATACTGGATTGGGAAGGTGGGCTTTTAACTGAAGAAGAAGATAAGCGATTTCAAAATCATTATAAGGAGCAAGCACAATGAAATTAATATTTACGGAAGTAAATGAACAAAATAGAACGTATGTTTTTCCAGGAAATGAGATTGTGATGATAGCAGATGTGGTAAGTATCAATGTCAGCAAAAGCGGCACTCACAGAATCAATACAAAAGACGGCAGAAAACATATCATTCCCACAGGATGGGTTCATATCGTGTTCGACGCCGAAAACTGGACTTTTTAAAAGGAATATAACATGGCCGATATCAAAGATTTAACAATTGATGAAAAACGAGAAGTTATCACTGCTATACTTCACGAAGGTGAAGCAACAGTAGAATTCACAAAAGTGGATGGCACCCTCAGAAAGATGCCATGCACACTAAACCCAGATTTATTTCCGCCAACACCAATGGCAGATTTAATGGAAGCACCAGAACCAAAGAAGGAACGCAAAGAAAATCCAGGTGTTATCAGAGCATTTTGCACTGACAAACAGGAATGGAGATCCTTCAGAATCGAGAATGTCATAACCATCACGAGGTAAAATTATGGGTTCGCTTATCCTTTGTGCAAACAGCAGTTGTCAAAGAAGAACTACTTGTCGCAGATTTAACGATGATCCAGTTAATCTGATTCATCTTGAAAAAAGCACAAGAATAGAGGCAAATCTACAAGGCGTAGACGAGCTAGAATGCAGCAGATACCTCGCAATGCCCGTAACCTTAAAACTTATAAAAACAAAATATGCGTCTCATCATTAAAACAGAAGCAAACACACTATATTCAGTGCATCTCCCCAACTATCTCGACGTAACTAATGACGAGATCATTTTAGGCAATGCATTAAAGAAGATGCCGCCAACAGCAGTCTATAAGTCACATCATATCCACAGCGATGATTTGTGTGACGAAGAGCGAAAGCAATTAGACTATTTCGGTAAAATCAAGTTTCCTCCAATAGAATTAAACATTAACTTATACGAGAAAGAGTAGATGAAGATCTACTCTTCTTGTAAAATTAAAAAGACAAAAGACAACTTTATCAAAGATTCACAATCTAAAGATGGATTAAAGGGTAGTTGCAAAGATTGCACTCGTGCATACGATAACTTTTGGTATGCAGCTAATGCAGAAAAACGAAAATTTTGGGCATTGAATAATCCAGAAAGAGCTGCAGAAAAGGCAACTAAGAAAAGAGAAACCAGCAGAACCTGGGAGGCGGCAAATCCAGAAAAACGAAAAAAAATATCAAAATCTTGGAGATTAAAGAATGTTGATAAATTGCTTTGCAATAACGCAAAACATCAAGCCAAAAAACTTAGAGCAACCCCATCTTGGGCAGAATCTGAGAAAGAAGAAATTAAAAAACTATATAAGATTGCTAAACTAAAAACTAAAGAAACAGGAATCAAATATCACGTAGATCATATCGTGCCACTAAATTCAAAGATAGTTCAAGGATTCCATTGTTTGGCTAATTTACAAATATTAGATGCAAAGACAAATATGGTTAAGAGCAATAGAGTTTGGCCAGATATGCCCTTAGATTAAGAAAAAAGTTAATACTAAATATTTGATATAGGAGAAAGATTATGTCAAATAGAAATTCTTTTTGTTGGCCCGAAGCTTTCACAAGTAATACTACAAATTTTTTAAATGAGTCCGTAGAGAATGTCCTAGCCATGCAATTGTCTGCCTGGGGTAATCTGTATATGGGAGTCCCCGTCCCATCAAATTTCTTCGCTGTGATGGATGCAGCAAGCAAAATTACAAAAGTGTTCAAACCCGATGACTGTAAGGATCTCTTCCACGAGATAATGGATGAGCGTCGAAATCGCGATTCTAGCGAAGAATAAAGTCCTTGACATTCTAATCAATCTGTAGTAATATATTACCGTGTGCTATTATACGCACGGTAATATAAGCTATGGAACTCAACTCACCTGATTACACGGATCTGACCGGCAAGGTCGTTCTATTGAAAATCTCTGGATACACCAAAGATCAATCATTTGGTTATCGTCTACGCCGTGTGGTTGATCCATGCAGCCCTATAGACAGTCTTGTCAAGTTGGCGAGATTCAACCCATTAAGCCCTAATAGCAACATTATTGAATTATGGAACCGTAATCGTGTAGAGGGATGGCTTACGATTGAGAACGCAGAAAAAATACTTGTTTGGGAAGCATTACAAAAATGAAAATTATACCCATCACAGCAGAAAAGCTTCCCGAAGGAACAATTATTGTTCTTAAAGAATCAGCTGTTTCGTGGTTAGGAAATATCATACTTCCTCGAAGATTGCGTAAAGTAGTATCAGATCGACCTAACAGCATCCTCACGCATAGTCTAGATAGATCAAATTATGGGGAATGGGATAGATCGGATGTTGAGGGATATATTGCAGCAGAGGATATTGACAAGTTTATTATGTGGGAGATATTAGAAAAATGAAAGTTTGTCCACTAACATCTGAACCACTTCCTGCAGGAATAATTATTGTTCTTAAAGAACATTCTATTTTTTGGTTAAACTCAAACATGATCAACAGACGATTACGCATAGTGATTGAGGATTACGGGAATTGCGTAAAAACAGATGTGTTGGACAGCAATGACCCGTTTACTAGAAACATAGGAACATGGGACAAAGAAGATATTGACGGCTTTATTACGCGGGAAGACTTGGACAAATTTCTTGTTTGGGAGACACTTAAAAAATGAAAATAGAACCTCTACCAGAATCCACGCTTCCTCCAGGAACAATTATTGTCCTCAATGAGGAAGCGGCGTTGAGTTACGGACATTTGGAGATCAAATCGAGCAGAATTCGTGTTGTTATTAAAGAAGACAGTACGATGGTGAATACAGTTTCATTGAATAGCCCATCGCATAAAGGCAAGTGGTCAAGAGATAAGATTGAAGGAATTCTCAAAAAAGAAGAAATAAACCAGTTTTTAATGTGGGATATTCTTACTAAGAAAGCAAGCGATGAATAACTTAGATCCAACAAATTCAATCCGAGATTACTTGGATGAATCAAACGATAACAAAGAAGAAAGACTCAACAAGATTGCCGATTTGATCCACCTATTAAATTTTGAAAGACGACTGACAGAATTGACCGAGGACGAATCCAAAGCAATGATGAATGTAGGCAGCGCCGACTGGTTATCTGAAGGCGAAAAAAAGAAAATGAAGGATTGTAAGACAGATGAAGAGCGCGACGCTCTCTCAAAAGAAGTTGCAAGAGGAGTTTATTTTGTGCAGTGTGCATGGAGTGATTACCTAAACGGCATATCAGAATACAAGCCGTATGACTCAAAGAGAGAAGCAGCCCGTATGTGGGATGTATTACAGAGGCAAACAGATGAATAAGTTTGGCGTAGAGGTGCATAAGTTTGAGGACGAAGTTGATGGATCACTTATAGGTAAGTATGTCCTTATTAAAGAAGAGTATATACACAGGGCAACGCCAAAACTCTATTTGAGAAGAATTGTTTCTGTTGCTACTGATATTTCCGATGATATTAATAAAACACTTATAACAACTGTTCCGCATGTGTTAGAAGGTCGACGAGGAACTTGGTCTCGCGACAACCTTCAAGGTTGGGTTAGCGTTGAGGATGCAGAAAAAATTATGGTATGGGAAAGTTTAGAACATGGACTTGTGTAAGATTTGTGGTCGACCTCTTGGTACTGAGAATGTCGATAAGCATCATTTGATGCCTAAGACTTTTCGTGGTAAGAGCACACCTGAGAATCTACACTCGTTGCATAAGATATGTCATCGCAAACTTCATGCAACAATATCAGAAAGAGAGATGCAACACTATTATCATACATTTGAGCGCATACTGGAACACGAAGAAATCATCAAATTTGTAAAGTGGGTAGCAAAGAAAGAGCCCGGTTATTACAGTGGCAGCAATGAAACTAATGTTAGGCACGGAAAGAGACGATAGCATGGCAATGGTAGACTACACAATAGTTGGCGGTAGTGTTGGTTATTACTTTCACAAAAATGAAGAAAACTTAACGCCTCTTGTTATCAACAGCAACGGCGCAATTGAATGGATAGAGAACGTGTTGCACGTTGAGCCAACGGCAGACCGATTTAGTCATTTTACTTATCACGTTAACGACGAACAACTCGCAATGTTTATCTTGAGATGGAGCTAATTGATATGGTATTTAAGTATTACATGTTGGTGGATGATTGTATCGTTGAGTCAGACCATGGATGTGCACCAGAAAGAATAGACCGCGATCATATTTATACCTCAACGGTGAGCACTGTTTTCTTAGCCTCAGAGCATGTTGGTGGAATGTTTGAAACAATGATTATGGGAGGTCCAGCAGATGGATTTATGATCAGATGTGAAACTGCCAAACAAGCAAGAGAAATTCATGCACAAGTAACTCATATACTTAAATCAATAAACTGGCTAACATATTTTTTGGATGGAAACGCATCAATTAAAATTTTCGACTTGCTTAATAATATCAAAAAGGATTCAGAGTAAAATGATGAAATGGAAAGATGAGGGAGAGAATAGTTTATTCCTATTCTCTATGAAAGAGTTTATGCAATTGCCAGACGGCATTGAACTCGAGTCTATCAATGGTTGGAAGCGTATCAAAGGTAAAGACTACATAGACGATGACACTCGCGCCGGATATATCGCTTATGGGATTCGCTCACCAGAAACACACAAACACGCTGATCTGTTTCTGATATTTTTGTTGAAGAAAGATTACTAAAGGAGAAATAAATGACTTACAAAGTTTCAAAACTACCCGCAGCAAATCGTGCAGTAATTGGCAAATCAGTTATTGAAGGAACTACAGAAACAGGTGAAATTGGGCGTATGATAGAAGATATGATGTCAGAAGCGGACTATCCGATCAATAGAGATGATACAGTAGATTTAGGTGAATTGGGCATCGAAGTAAAATCCAGAAAGATTGGTTCAATCGCCGCCCACACAATTGGCACAATGACAGTCGAGGACATACTTAAAACACCATACGAGTTTTCTCCTATTTTTAAGAAAGTGCAAACTCAATATCGTGTTAAACACGATGAGATTGTTGTACGTGAGGCAGAAGTGTTTGATTTTACTGACCCCTATATTCAGGATAAAATTAAACAAGCATATGAATATGGGCGAAAGTTAATGTCAGAAGGAAAATTTGATCAGTTATGTCTAATAAACGGAACATGGTGGGGGTATTGGGAGAAGAAGAACGGAAACAGTTATGCATTTCGCATTAGGGATAAGGCAATGCGTGGGATGGAAGACTCAAAATATAGCTCGTTCTCTGACTTATATGAATTCTAAATCTGACAAAGATTCTGCTTGACTTTTCGGTAAAAGAGTGTATATTAACTATAATAGTATCTTATGGAGTTACAAATGACTAGAAAATATGAGAAGATTGCTGCATCGGACCGACCTACTTGTATAAACCCCGGATGTGGAAAACCAGTAACGTTTACGCATAAAGATGAAAACGGAAAAAGACGTTGGCGCATACATTGCAGTCATTGTCAACGGGCAAGTTATGGAAAACACCCACACGCAGAAGGCGTTACACCATATAAGACAGGAAAGTGCAGTAATATAGATGGGGCACCTGAAATTTGACTGTCTAATTAAGTGGACTAAGGTTCCTAAATGGGCTAAAGGAATGACAGAAGTAGACCATAAGAATGGTGATCATACTGATAATAGCCCAAAAAATTTAGAAGAGTTGTGCCCTATTTGTCATAAATTAAAAGGACAACTGAGCGGCGATTATAATAATCGAAAAATTACCAATAGATAAAGAAATAAAAATGCCTGACATAACAATGTGCAGTAATGCAGAATGCCCAAATGCGGATTATTGCGAACGGTTCACAGCGAAACGCAGTAAGCGACAATCATTCTTTTATTTTCTGCCTGTCGGAGACAAATGCGAATCATTCTACCCAAATGCAAAATATAAGACATTTCAGATCTTGGCTGGACAAGACATAAACACTGATTTTACAACTCTGAGGTGGCAGCAAATAAAAGCTCGCGCTCTACGCAAAAAACCCAAGAATCCGCCCAAGATCTACTACGATATAGCTGACTTCAAAAGGAATAAAATTTAACCGAAAGTGCTTGACATTTGATTCAGATGATGCTACAATGGTATAAATAGTAATAAGAAGATAGACTTCTTACATAACACACAATTTGGGGATTCCAAAATGCATCTAAACTACAACACAACAGTTCACCTCAGCGCAGACGACTGTGAGAAAATCATAAAAGACTTTATCAAAAAAGAAACGGGTATGGATGTCACAAACATGAGTTTCGAAGTAAAGAAAGAAATTTGCGGTATCGGTCTGGGCGAACACGAATGCACCAACTTCAAGGGAATCACTGTTCGTTGTGATAAACTTGCTACGCCGCCCACAACTGAATCTTCGTGGAAAGGTGAAGTAGACAAACAAAGCGGAGCATTTACTCAGGAAGAAATAGATAACGCCACCGCGTGGAGATAACAGAGCAGCAATTGTGTCGATAGACGATACACATTTTTTTAATTGGAGGACTTCCAAATGTCAACAAAAATAACACTCAGCACTAAATTTATTATATCCGGCATCAAAGCAGATAACTCTCGCGTATATTACGCAATCGACTCACATTCTGGCGGATACCCATACTGGTCTACTTACCATGGTTCTGCAAAAGAATTTGAGGCAGTGGTTGATGTATATCAGGTCGGCAAAGAAGATTACATGCGAAAAGAAGTAATCGAAATTGAAGTATTAAAAGTTGAATCAATTGCCAGCATAGTAAGCACTGAAGAAATTGTTAGCGCAGCAAAAGCAGCGGCAATGGCAGAAATTGATGAGATACAAAAGAAATTGAACGAAAAAACTGCTGAGTTGAGGAGAATGTCATGAAAAAACAATTTGACTATGTTGTCTTCATAGGAAGATTTCAACCATTCCATGCAGGACATCAAGAAGTTTTGAACAGAGCACTTCAGCTGGCAGACAAAGTAATCGTGCTGGTGGGCAGCTCGTTTCAACCACGCACTATCAAGAACCCGTTTACTTTTGATGAACGCAAGCAAATGATTCTGGACACATATAACTTTCTGACTTTACGAGATCAAGCAGAGGGAAAGTCCCCAAGCATTATTATTGCGCCACTGCAAGATCAACGATATAATGATCAGGCTTGGACGGCAAGGGTGCAGGCTACAGTTGAGTCAGAAGTGACCAAAGCATTTGGCTGGACTGATAAACCTCTTAGGGGAGGATTGATTGGTCATAGCAAGGACGAATCAAGTTATTACTTGCAACTTTTCCCGCAATGGGAATCAGTGGAACATTCGATCAACGAAGAAGTTCATGCTACTGATATGCGCGAGCTGTATCTCGAAGCAAACGTGAAGTACCTGAAGTCAGTGGTTCCGCCAGAAGTATATAAATTCTTGGTTGAGTTCAGCCGTAAGAGTGAGTTTACTGAATTGGCAAAAGAGCAAGCGTTTATCAAAGCATACAAGAAATCGTGGGAAGCAGCGCCATACGCACCAACCTTCGTTACCGTAGATAGTTTAATGGTATGCGCTGGCCACATTCTGCTAATCAAGCGCAAAGCAGAACCAGGCAAAGGGTTATATGCCTTACCTGGAGGTTTCGTAAATCAAAAGGAAAGACTTGAAGATGCAATGATTCGCGAACTACGAGAAGAGACAAAGATTAAAGTTCCGGAGCCTGTATTAAGGGGAAGTATAAAGAAGACAGCAGTATTTGATCACCCCGAACGTTCATTACGTGGAAGAACTATTACGCATTGCTATTTAATAGAATTAGTCTCTGGAAAATTGCCGATTGTAAAAGGAGGCGATGACGCACAAACGGCGAAATGGATTCCCCTTTCACACGTTAGGGAGGAAGAAATGTTCGAAGATCACTATCAAATTATTTTATCTTTAGTTGGGCTTTGATAATGTGCTCAATCTCGGCAAATTTGAAGTATGGAATACGAAGGAGCAATAATTCATTGTCACGGGCATATTTATCTTTGAGCCCGTCCCTGATACATCCCTCGTTAAATTCTTGTAATGATGATCTGTGGGATGGTCGATAATGACCCTGACCATCATACTCTATTAGTATATTGTGTGTCGGTAAGTAGAAGTCATATCGAAGCTTTGCTTTTTTGTTTTTGTAGTATAGATCTTTAAATGTTTTTTGTTCTTCGAATTGAATGTTGTTTTGTATTAAAGTTTGTCTAACTGCATTTTCACCTTTAGATGAGTTGCATTTTGGGCATCCAGCTTTAGATCGAGTATGATCGTGTTTATTTTGTTTGAATTCTCCGTGTGATGGACAAATAATAGTAATACGCTTTGATTTATATTCGACGAGTGTTATTTTTGAGTAGTCATATTTGTTGTTATGGATAGCAGTAGCTTTAGAAATAAAGTCGGCGAGGGGTAACGTTCTGATAGTAGATCGAGAGTCTAAAGCACACTGTGGGCAACCGGCTCCAGATATATGATTTGTTGGGGTTTGCAGAAATACTGCATTGTGCTTAATACAACGAATAGACACTGGTGTTTTACTACTTGAGTAAGTAACAGATGAATAATCGTAAGAATTTTTGTGTATGTTCATTGCTTTTGTAATGAAGGATTCGGTGGTATCGGAATATCGAGTTGATGCTTTTTGTAGAGCACATTTAGGACACCCAGATTTTCGACCAGTATGATTATCGGGCGTTACCATAAAATCGCCGTGCTCAGAACAGGTCACTGATACTTTAGTTCCTGAATTTAGATATGCGACATTGGCATAGGAATAAACCGAATTATGCGCGATTTTTGCTTTACTGATAAATTGTTGTTGCCTTTGCAATAATGATGACATTTGCTATATTCTCCTCTATATGTTTATTTATGCAAAGTTGGAGAATATGGTAATAAATCCCGTAAATTACGGGTCAGATTTGGATAGACCGAATCTGTTTAACTTTTAAAGGAGATTTAAAATGACTAAATTATTAAGTTCCAACCCGCTGCTCATGGCAGACGGATACAAATACTCACACTACCTGCAATTGCCACCAGGCACCAGCGTAGGTTACGCATACGGTGAATCGCGCGGTGGCGAATTTGAAGAAACTATTTTCGCCATGTTGCAAATGTTCATCAAGCGTTACATGATGACTCCAATCACTCTGGAAGATATTGACCAGGCAGAAAAGTTTGTCATTGCATACGGAATGCCCTTCAACCGCGAAGGGTTTGAAGAAATAGTAAACAAGTTCGGCGGATACTGGCCCGTAACCATTCGTGCGGTTCCAGAAGGAAAGCGTATGCCAACTTCGTTGCCTCTCTACACTGTTGAAACTGAACCAGGAATGGCATGGGCAGCAGCATTCATCGAAACCCAATTGCTGAGAGCAGTGTGGTATGGCACCACTGTTGCATCTAACAGCTACGAGTCCAAAAAAATTATCAGGCATTTTCTGGAAGAAACCGGAACTGTTGAAGCATTGCCATTCATGTTGTGGGACTTCGGCGCTCGTGGCGTATCCAGCCAAGAGTCAGCAGAAATCGGCGGAGCAGCTCACTTGGTAAACTTCAGCGGTAGCGATACTGTTGCAGGAATATGTGCCGCAATGGATTACTATGGCGCAACTGTCCCACCAAGCATGGGCGTTCCTGCAATGGAACACAGCACTGTCACGTCGTGGGGAAGGTCCCGCGAAGAAGATGCATACAGAAATATGCTGAATCACTTTGCAAAACCGGGCGCATACGTTTCAATCGTGTCAGACAGCTACAGTTTGATGAATGCAATCAAAATGTTTGGCACTTCTCTGAAGCCGCAAATTATCGAATCAGGCGCAACCCTGGTAGTTCGCCCAGACTCTGGAATACCAGCAGATATCGTTCTGCAAGCAGTTCGTCAACTGGACATCTACTTTGGTAGCACCGTCAACGCAAAAGGATACAAGGTTCTGAATACTGTTCGCGTTCTGCAAGGCGACGGCATTGACCACAAATCAATCCAAAGCATTTTGCTGAATTTGAAGATTGCTGGTTACTCAGCAGATTGCATTGGCACTTTTGGTCAGGGCGGAAAATTGTTGCAAGCCGTTGATCGCGACACCCTGAAGTTTGCACAAAAAATGTCAGCAGTATTGATCGACGGAACCTGGGTTGAAGTATTTAAAGATCCAATTACTGATTCAGGAAAGCGTAGCAAGAAAGGACGCGTCACCACCATAGAACGTGACGGACATTTTAAAGCCATTACCCTGGATCACTTGGAAGAGTATGAAGAAGCTGGTTGGGTAGAAGTGATCAAAACCGTTTACAAAAACGGCAAGTTGGTTAAAGAATGGACTTTCGACGAAGTAAGAGCAGAAGCTAATAAGTAAGTCATTGAAATCAGGAGAGAAATCTCCTGATTCTTTGCTTGACAGATCATCAAAAGAGTGTATAATGGATACATTACACTTCAGGAGAAACAAATGGTTAACCTAACTGATTCTCAGATTATTGAGATTGCAACACGTGAGATGGTTTTTACAAGTGGCGATCTACAATCACTTTTGCGTTTCGCTCGAGATGTAGAAAAAGCAGCACAAGACGCCATGCGCCGCAATACTGAGATGACTTTGCGCGGCAACGAAGCAGCAAGCAACAAACACATTTCGAATCTCGAAGCACAAATCAAAGAACTAAGGGCACAAAAATGGTCGTCGACGAAGAATTACATGACAAAGTTAAAAATCTCTACCATCGTTTTGGTGTAGGTTATGTCTATCAATATGTTGCTGAAAAGAACCCGTCAAATAACTTGCCATATCACAATTGGTATCACATATTGTGCATGGTCGAAAAAGTTGTTGAGGGAGCAAACTTCCACAACTTACCGTATCGATCTATTCGGCATCTGATTATTGCAGCACTGTTCCATGATTTTGATCACAGTGGAGGAAAACTTACCGACACAGTAAATATTAGTAGAGCAATTGCTGGCTTCAGTCGATTTGATGCACACTTAAACAGCGACAAAAATGCAGTTGATGCTCGTGAGATTAAGCAGTTGATCTATGTGACAGAATACCCGTATGTTCTTGAGCCAGTATGCATCGAACAAAAGATTATTCGTGATGCAGATTTGATGCAGGCATTTCGTCCAACGTGGAAAGAAATGATCATTGACGGATTGCGCGAAGAAATGTCCATACGTTTGGGCAAAGAACTTACGCAGGACGATATGTGCTTGGGGCAAGTAAAGTTTCTTAAAAGCATTGAAGCACATTCCGGCTGGGGAGATGATGTAATGTTTGAACAGGGCGGAATTGAAAAAGCACTTGTTGAAGTAGAAATGCTTATGAGAGGAATGGTCACAGCAAAAGTATGACAAGTCCAACTAAAACAGATCAAGTTTTTTGGGAATCGTTTACGCCAGATCGTGGTCTTGTAGTCTCAGAAGAATGGGCACAAGAGTTGTATAACTATCTCGTCCTCGGTTTTCCGCCAGGAAGCTTTCATTATGCTGTATTCGCAAATGATTTAATGGGTGCAGCAGTTAGATCACATCGTGCAAACACCTGGTCAGCATTAATGGCAATGTGCCGATGGATAATCAACGTAGGTCCGGATCAAGCATTTGGGTCTTATGAAAAAGTGCAAGAATGGCTGGAGTTATCAAATGAACAGCGTAGAAAAATACTTGAAGAGAAAAGATTACTCACTCCAGAAAAAGATGTAGTTTGGAATATTTTAAAGGAAGAACAATGAAACCAGTCGCTATCTCAATATTTATTTTTAGTGTGGTATTTGTTTTGATATCTGCATTAGCATCATATGTGAAATCTATGCATCAGTGTATTGTCTTCGATGGACCAGCACCGCTTCCTGGTAGATCAATGGTATTGACAGATAACGACATTGGTGTCTACATAGTAAATGGATCAGTCAACGGAATACCAGCTAAGTTTATGATCGATACGGGAGCATCATATACTTCTCTGTCATACGATCTCGTCAAAAAATTGGGGATTACGAGCTGCACCGATACGTCAACTGTTGTGACGGCTAACGGAGAAGTGCAATCATGCAGCGCACCAGTAAATAGTTTGGTCATGGGGAAATTCGTTGCTAACGATGTGACCGTTCAATATATTAAAAACATGACCGATATTTCAGTAATTGGCGAAGACTTTCTGACACACTTCCGTGTTTCTATATACAAACATCAAATGATTATTTCAATATAATCAACAACTTATAAGTCATTGATTTCATAGGGCAGATCTTTCTTGAAAATAAATGAGAAATCTCTTGACATTTCGGTTATAAAGCGTATAATAGCTTCATACAGTTAATAAAGAGGAGCAACAAATGACACAATATACTTATACTTCTACTGCCAACATCAAAGTTACTGTTCCAGCTAACATTCACAAAATGGTTCAGCGCGGAATGAAATTTGACCACGTTCAAGGTGGTAAGATCAATAAGCAATGTGTGTTCGTTGTTTTTGATGGCAAAGAAGTTACTGTTGCCAAGAAAGTTGACGCAACGATCGAAGCTGCAAAAAAGAATGCTGTTGCAAAAGTTGCTCCTGCTAAGAAAGCAAAAGCTAAAAAAGCAAAAGCCAAAAAAGCAAAGGGCAAGAAGTCAAACGCGGACTTGATGCGTGAGTTCGTCGCCAAAGCCAAAAAAGATGGCAAAACAGTTGAAGATGCAATCGCCTACGGAATCAATGACTTAGGTCAGAACAAATCGCAGGCTAAGAAGTATGCAACTGACATCTGGAACGCTAAGTAATTGATTCAACAGCGGATGTCAAAAAACGTCCGCTGTTCTGTGTAACACGGCACACACGACGATCTAATATCGTCTTTGAGCAACCAAAAAATATCAACATAATCAATGACTTGCGTCATGCAACGAATTGTAAGTCATTGATTATACGATGCAAATCATTCGAAAAAGTTCTTGACATTTCCTACCGAAAGCGTATAATAGCTTCATACAGTTAAACAACAGGAGTAATAAATGACACAAGCATACATCAAAGTTATTGCAGGAACATATTGCGGCAAAGCTGTTGAGAATGTTGTATTCCCCCTGATTAAAGCATATACAAAGCACGGAGATCAGCCTGCGTTCGTCACAGTTGACGGATCACATGCGTTCGGCGCCGGCAAAGAAAAAATCCGCGTTAAAGTTGAAAGCATTCGCGATGCAGTGCCAAGCACGATCGAAGAATTCCTGGCAAACGGCCGCATTGAAAATGCTCCTGCTGTTAAAGTAGCAGAAGCAGAATCCGACGAAGTAGTGATGGAGCGTATTTCCAATCGCTTTGAAATCTTGCATGAAATGACAAAGGCTGCATGTGCTGGGGACATTCGTGCGATGATCGTAACTGGTCCCCCTGGCGTAGGTAAATCGTTCGGCGTTGAAGCTGAACTGGAACGCGCCGCAGTGTTTGATCGTATCGCAAATCGCAAAGTCAAATCAGAAGTCGTGAAGGGCGGAATGTCCGACATCGGCTTGTATCAAAAACTGTATGAGTTCAGCGACAGAGACAATGTTCTTGTCATGGACGATTGCGATGAACTGTTTTATGAGACTACTACTTTGAACTTGCTGAAAGCAGCACTCGACACGAGCAAAGTTCGCAAGATTTCCTGGAACAAGGAATCTCGCGCACTTGACGGCGCTGATATTCCTCGCTCGTTCAACTTCAAAGGTTCGATCATATTCATCACAAACATCAAGTTCGAGAACATCCGTTCCAAGACTTTGCAAGAGCATTTGAAAGCCCTGGAATCACGTTGTCACTACTTGGATCTGAAGCTTGACACAACTCGCGAGAAGCTGTTGCGTATCCGTCAAATCGCTAATACTGGCGAGCTGTTTAGCAGCTATGACTTCGAGAAAGAGCAAGAAGCAGAAGTGATTGACTTCTTGTTTGCTAACCAGCCCAAATTGCGCGAAACCAGCTTGCGGACTGCACTGAAAGTGGCTGACTTGTATAAGAGCTTCCCAGCAAAGTGGCAGTCGTTTGCACAAGAACTGGTTATGAAATCTGCGTCGTAAGACGCAGTTTTTGAGGAGAAGAAAATGGAATCAGTGATGTATTTTTATTATGGCATGCCGGCAATCGAGTGGTTGAAAGCAGTGAAGGCCGGATGGATGACCGACACAAGTTTTTATGAACAGGCATGTGCCAAGTTTGGATACAGAAACCAACTGTAGGAGAAATGAAATGAAAGAACAAGATCTTAAAGAGCGCGGAATGTTTTTCAGGTTCTACGGAACACCACAAGCAGTTATAGACGAGTTCATCGCATTAGTTGACTCAAAGTATTCCCTCAGCGAACACAAGCAAGTAGCAATGACGCAGAGCCAGAATATGTTTGTTACGACAACCAACAATGTCGAAGTCGACGTCGTCTTTGAGACAGCGGAGATTCGCGAACAGTTTCTGGAAGACGCAACTATGCGTAAAGCATATCAAGCTGCTGCCTCACCTGCTCAGGTAGAAGTAGAGATCATTCAGGTGAAACCAGGCGATTCAGCTTTTGTTCTCTAAGGGAGAAATGAAATGAGCACAGCATTATGGCTTTTGATTGTGGCAGTATCGATGATAGTTGCCTTTATTATGGGTATCTACGCAGAACGAGAAGAGTGGAATGGCCTCATTGATAAAGGCATTCTTCCCAAACCAAGGAACACGAAGTAATGGAACTGCGGGATAAAACAAACAAAGAGTTAGAGGATATCATTCGAGCTGGGCCGTTAGCCGATCACCGCACTGCCGACGAGTTGATTGAGTTAGCTAATAGCCGGGATGAATTGCGCGAGAATGGAACTCGCAGTATGTTGATGCATCTTATTTTTGAATATGTGATTACTCATACGTTTAATGTCGGCAAGATTACTATATCGCAGATAGGCAAAACTTATAGTGACGAACACGGCAAATATGTTATGCACTATGAGGGTGATATGACACGACATGTCGGAGGGAGAGACACGATTTACGCAAGTGAAACAGAAATAATAGCAATGGCAAAAAGCTACGATCGTATATTTGAAGAGAGATGCGAACAAACAACTATCAACTTTCCAACAGGTGAATTACTGTTTGCTAATTATTTTAGTCCGATGGACGAGTTGCCAGATAACATCAAATATGGTGAGAAATTCAGCATCAACGGCGCACTCGGCCGGCAAAATACAATGGAGTGGCTCGCAGAAAACCGTGGCATAGCATATGGCCAACTTGGCAACACGTCTTGCGCGGTATATAAAGTCAACGATGACAAGATTTATATCACATCTGCCTATGCAGAAGATGATGACGAAGGAAACTCGCTTATTCCGCCTGGCGAAATGATGGGAACGATATCTTGTGGAGTCTGGCGGTTCGAAGGGGTTGATAAAGCCGACATAGCAAAGCATAAATTCAACATTGAAGAAGCAGAAATAGACGACTTAGTTGAAGTAAAGGTAAATCCCGGAGAGTGGGAGATGCGCGTCTATTATCAGCATTATGGCGACGATGACTTAATTGAGAAATTCAAGATTCCTTTGTGGGCTGAATTGAATAGAGTAATATAATGGCAAAGAAAGAAGAAGTTATTCACTTTGACGCAATTGGTCGACCTCTAAAAGTTGGAGACCCGGTGGCATGTGCAAATGGAAAGACAACACTATTGATTGGCACAACAACTTCTATCGGAGAAAAACAAATTCGCGTCGTTAATTTTGGTCTTCCGCCAAAATCACTTGACGCGTGGGGTGAAATGAAAATCAACGGTAAACTACGTTATTCAAAAGAAGTAATTTTGATTGGCGGAGAAGACGTGACGATGTATCTTTTGAGGACAATAAAATAATGATGCTCAAACTAAAAAAACATCATGTAGTTTTGATTTTGATTATTGCGATAATGCTTCTTTTTGCAAGGTGGCATCAGCCACACAGAAGTTCTCGTCCGAAGCCTATTGCTGTGCAGCCATCGCCAGTTATTGACACATCGACAGGCACATTGAAGTTTATGACAACGCCGCAACCAGTGATGGACTCGGACAATAGGGGAAAGTGAAATGAACAAGCGAGTATTCTTGACAAACATTAACATTGTAATAATTGCAATTGTGTTGGCGATGGTGGGGATGGTTGTATTCAGTGTATATGAAGACCATCAGCATCCTATGGTCTGCACCAAGTCTGAAAAGGTTGACAAAATTCTCGCACTTGAATACAGGTCGGGTGTCATACAGTTAGCAAGCGGGAAGATACTAACTGTAGATCAAGCAACTCTTAAACTCGGCGATGATTACTGTCTTGATTGGGAAAGAAAATGAAAAATATTGGTCTGATCATTGCAGTTTTTATATTTGCTGCCCTTCCTTATGCAGGATATTATTTCATAACTCACTACTTACTTCTTCCTCCTATAACTGATGCGAGTCGAATGGTGGCTCTATCTTGCTCATTGGGCATATCGCCTTTCTGTGTTATTGCCGCATCATATGTCACACTCGTGTGGGAACGCGGATAACGGGCTCATCAAATAGCCGAAATGCTTGACTGTATTTCGGCTTTATGCTATCATGACATATGAGGATAAGAAAATGATTTTTCCGTTTATTGAGGACTACATTGAGTTTATTGCTGGGTATAAAGATATACGTGGCAACTATCTCGGAACGTGGAATGCACCTGTGATACATCTTGCGTCATACGACGTAAGCTTCGTTCAAAGCGTAGCAACACAAACCTTGGAGAAGGGTGTCGCTTTATCTTACAAGCAAGCATCTCTCGTAGAAACGCTGATCAGTAAATATGATAAACAATTAAGCAAGTTATCAGTTAATCAGCCTAATCATAAAAACTATCGAAAGCCGTTACGAGAAGTTTCGCATATATCAAGTCTCACTTTTGAAGATGATATGATCTATCTTCGGTTCCCCTTTAATAACACAAGAATTTTAGCAATTAAAGCATTCTTACCTTTATCACACGGGAGATGTATGTGGAGTAAAGACAAAGGTGCGTGGATTTTTGCACCAACAGAATTTAATGTTAGCTGGCTGGTGACTTATGCACAAAATGAGCAAATTGCTATCGCAAAAGAAGTGCAAGAATTATTTGATCTGATTATTGAGGCAGAAAAAACTCCCTATAAGATAGAACTAAACATGAATGAGGATGGTAAATTCTATGTGGAGAACGCACCAGAATCAATGGCTAATTATTTGAATGAAAATATTGGATTTGATAATCTACTGTCGCTGGTTGACAATGCGGGTGTTCTTGGATACACTATCAACAAAGACATAGAGTCGACGGTTAAAGCAGAATATGGTTCTACGTTTATTAAATTATGCGCTGATAGGAACATTGATCTTGTGCCCAATAGTAAAGAAAAACATTCGCGTGAAGACATCGTTAGATGGGCAATTGAGGTTGACAGACTGCCTATCTGTGTTTACAATCCAAATTTTCTGACAGCTGATATGTCTGAATATAAGAAGTTCTTTGAAGAAGATGAGATAAAGGTCATAACATTAAAAGACAACATAGACTTTTCTTCATTGAACGACGACAAGATCAAATTAATCTATTCTAATCGTGTAATCGCTGATTGGAAGGGTCGTATGCCGTTGTTAGTTACTTATGCCAATTTAATGCACGGCTCTACAAAGAAGGAATTTTTGAGTAAGGCCGAAAAAGTTGTTTACTACTGTGCGACATTGCCAAGATGACGCTAATGCGTTCATTAAATGAAAATAGCAAAGACAAAAGAAAGAATATTGGGTGAGCGAAGACCATTGAGGAAAAAGAATCCTCTTTTTTGGCAAGCTCTTAAAGAATTGCCAAAAAGTAAACCGCAGAAAACACATTATAACCCATGGGATGGATTGAAGGTAAAGATAGTTAGATGGCCAGATGAACTATGAAAAGAGCAAAGCAACATCGGCGAACGTTCTATAAAGCATGGGAAGAATTAAAAAAAGAATACAATCTTCAGAAGCCCATAAGAACAATAAGTGCAGGCTGGACAATTAAGATAGACTATGATTTACATACAACTTACGGCCTTGATGTAGAGGAAGAGCTAATTGCCAATCTTACCGCAGAATTAGATGCTGAACTTTTGAGGGAAATATTAAATGGAAAATAAACAAATGTCTATACAAGAAGAGTTAGAAGATTTGCGAGAACTCGCCGAACGACTATTCACTGCTGTTGAAATAGCAAGCGACTATCTCCCACAGCACTGGGAAATGGACTCAGTTCCACTTGTTCATGTTGACTCTTCTTGTGATCATCATTTTCTACCATTTTAATAAGTAATCGATGGCAGATAAAGTGTTCCCGGGCAGTAAGTTTGGCTAAGTTATTTTTCGAATTATCTCCACCCAAACTTTTCGGAACGATATGGTGTTTTTCGGAATAGATTTCTGGTGATAATGTTCTTGCTTTTGCCCTATCAACTATGTTGTAATAGTAATTGGTGTATTTATTATCGATAAATATCATTATCTATTATTTATATTAAAGGAAACAGCAATGGCTAAATGTCTTATCACAATTCAGGACGAAACAAATTGTCAGGTCACTGGATTAGAACTTGGTATTAGAAAAAAACTTTCGAACACTTTTAAGTACGACATCCCCGGAGCGCGATATACGCCTGCCGTAAGATTAGGAAGATGGGACGGTAAAAAATCATTTTGTTCTATCGGAACTAAAACATATATCAACTTGCTTCCTGAAATTCTACCAATGTTGGATTCAGAGGGATATGACATTGAGTTAGAAGATCTACGTGATTACAATAACGAATTCTCCTTCGAAGAAGTAACAGAGACAAGTTATTCTCACATCAAATGGCCAAAAGGCCACAAACACGAGGGAGAATCTATCTCCTTACGAGATGATCAAGTAGAAGCAATCAATGTCTTTTTACAGAATACACAGGGCATTCAATGTCTGGCTACCGGCTTTGGTAAAACAATACTAACAGCAGTGCTGAGCCACAAGTGTGAGCCATATGGTAGAACAATCGTGGTTGTGCCAAGCAAAGATCTTGTAAGGCAAACAGAAGAAGACTATATCAATATGGAATTAGATGCTGGTGTATTCTATGGTGATAGGAAAGAATACACAAAGACTCATACAATCTGCACGTGGCAAAGCCTAAACTCATTATTTAAAAATACAAAAGATGGATCAGCACAAATTCCGTTTGAGGATTTTATTGATGGAGTTGTCTGTATTATGGTTGATGAGTGTCTTGCTCCAGGAACCTTGATCAAAACACCGACCGGCGAAGTTCCAATCGAGACACTGCAACCCGGCGATAAAGTATTTTCGTTCAATGAACAAACAAAAGAATTTATCATCGATGAAGTGGTAAAATTACATACCAATCTACCAAAAAGCAACAGCGCAGAGATGTATGAGTTTGAAATGGAAGATGGTAGTAAAATTCAAATTACGGGCAATCATAAGATGCTTACTGATCGAGGATGGGTCGAGGCGAGAGATATTACCGAAAATGATAATATAATTAGTTATTGATGTGTATCTACTATAAATACATACACTAAAGGCAGATACATTATGAACACTATTTGGAATAATCGATTAGAAATAGCAGGATTTACAATTAGAGTTGATCAATATTCTCAAAAATATACAATATTATCTAACGGGATAGTCTTAGACACACCAAATAAAGTAGGTCAGTTCAAGAGAAGATTGGCATCTGGTTGGAATATGGATCTGGCCTATCACACTGATATAGCCATTAGTAAGGAATACATCAAACAGCATAAATCACAATTAGCCAAAGTTGGCGGTATAATTTGCCAAAAGAAAAATCCGCAGATAAGAAAAATTGCTAAAGAAAATTTAAGAAAAGCAAGAGAATCTGGCAAAAATCAAGAATGGCACAAAGAAAAAGATCCTTGGAACAAAGGACTTACTAAAGAGACTGATACTCGACTGATGAAGTATAGTCAGCAAAAAACTGGAGAAGGTAACCCGATGTTTGGATATAGCCCGACTGAAGAAGAACGGCAACGAGCATCTGACAAGATGAAGGAAAATATTAAGACTGGAAAATTTACTCCTAATATACGAAACAGTGGAACACATTGGCAAGTTGAATATAAGGGAAAGAAATTTAGAAGTTCGTGGGAAGCAGCCTGGTTCGCATTAAATCCAACATATGAATATGAAACAGTTCGTATTAGTTATTGGTTAGATGGAAAAGAAAAAATTTATATCGTAGATTTTTATGATCCGATAACCAATACATTAATTGAGGTTAAGCCAGTTGAGCATACATACGATGAAAAATTTAAGGCAAAGAAAGTGTGGGCGGAGAAGTGGGCTGCGGAAAATAGCGGTCAGTATTTAGTAATCACACAGAAATACCTTAAAGAGAATATGTATGCTTTGCTTGCATCTGATTTGCCGGAAGATGTTAAAGAAAAAATAAGAGGTATTAAATGAAAGTAATCAAAAAAACACTAATTGAAAAAACGCCAATGACGTATAATCTACACGTTAAAGAAAATCACAACTATGTGGCAAATGGATTAGTGGTATCAAATTGCCACGGTCTTAAGGCAGATGCTCTACTATCACTTATGACTGGACCAGCAGCCCGTATTCCAATCCGTTGGGCAATTACTGGAACGATTCCAAAAGAGGAATTTGAGAAACGCTCTCTACAGGTTTCTGTTGGAGAAGTTATTGGCACAGTTAAAGCCAGTGAACTGCAAGAGAAAGGTATTCTATCAAACTGCCACGTTTATGTCAAACAATTGATTGATTATGGCGAGTATCCTAAGTATCAAGATGAGCTAAAATATCTTCTTACTAACGTAGACAGACAGCACAAGATGGTAGAAATGATTGTGGAAATTAGCAAAACAGGAAATACTCTTGTTCTAATTGATCGAGTTGAGCCAGGAAAAGCAATGGCAGCATGTATGCCTGGCGCAGTCTTTATGAATAGCCAGACAAAGGCCGACGATAGAAAAGAACAATACGCCTCTATTGCAACAGAAAATAATACAATAACAATCTGCACTTATGGCATCGCCGCTGTTGGTATCAACGTGCCAAGATTATTTAATGTGGTGCTAATAGAACCAGGGAAATCATTCGTTCGTGTTATTCAATCTATCGGTCGCGGTTTGCGATTAGCGCACGACAAAGACTCAGTTAACATCTACGACGTAACTTCAACCTGTAAGTTCAGCAAACGACACCTAACTGTGCGGAAGAAATACTACACAGAAGCAGAATATAAGTATTCAGTAGAAAAAATAGATTGGCAAGCAAAGAGTAAGTAGTTTTACTTATTTCTGCATTTATTGCCGTGCCATCTAATATAATTTTGTTTTGAAAAAGATATACCACAATATTCACATATTATGTATTCTCTACTTTTATGCCCCTCTTTCATTTTTTGGCACGACTCAATAGATTGTTTTCTACCACGCAACGGCGCAATTCTTTTGGCAATATGTTCTGGACTTTGTTTTTTGCCCTTTGTTGATCGGTCTATTCCGGATAGTATGCAATCAAGTTTATATTTAGATATTTTAAGAGAAGCACACGCCTCTAATTTAGAACCATATGTCATACTATTTACAATAGTTGATTTTGCATTAGGATTATTGCTTAATGTTCTTTTTCCTTTTTTAGCAATTAATTCTCTTAATTTTTCTTTTTGCGTTTCTTTCATTGGCTTGTTTTTGTTGGGACTTTCTTTTCCTTTTCGTGCCTTAGATTGTTTCTCTCGTGTTTCATTAGAAACAACTTTGCCTTTATGTAATTCTGATAAGGCAATTGAAACTTTCTTTTTAAGAAGATTATATAAATGAGAATTTACCTTATATCGTTGCCTACTATTTGAATGATCTAAGTTCATCATTGACCAGATAGCAAAAGACATGCTTCGTTTATTTTTACCTTCAAGCATTTTGGGTAAAAGTAAATGACAAATAAAATGTTCTCGTGCAGTCAGTCTAACCAAGTTTTCAGGAGAATTATCGCCACCAAGAGATTTCGGTATTATATGATGAATTTCGGTATATTCGGTTATATTCTTTCTTGACTTTGCTTTGTTTATGATGTTATAATAACATGTAGTATATTTGTTTTGCAGATACATATCGGTTCCTAAAATTTTAACTGATATAACTATTTATATAAAAGGAGAACATTCTGCGAATTCTAACCTTAGAAAATAAAGCCTTCAGTATGGACCAAGTGCCAGATGAAGTAGATGACCTACGCTTTTGCATTTTTGACAATAGCAACCCAAAAGACCCAGATTACTTTTTTATTCCGCTAATCTTCTTGGAAAGCTTTAACAGTCCGGCGCTTGTATTGCGTATCGGAGAAGATGTTATTCGTATGCCTGTTGATTGGCAAATACTTATTGGGGAACCCGACTTGGGCGACTTAGAAGTCGTGCCATTAACCAGCATTAATGATCGTGGCTTCAGTGTATTCACATTTAATCCATTAGAAGGATACAGTCCAACATTCATGCCAGTAGAAGTCATTGATATCTACCAGGATGTAAAGTGGTTCTTCCCTAAACTAAAACCCGGGCAGATGCTCGCAGTGCCGCTGAAAGAAAATGTTGAAAAGCCACTGTGCGCGTTTTTTGTAAAAGATATTTCGCGTCAAAGCGAAGTAGTAAACTATCAACACGCTTGGTAAAATGGCATATCCAGAAAAAGACACGGTTGATTCAGACGATGGTTTCTGGCCACGAGTGAAGCAAGTGCAACTCGATCAAAGAGATAAACAATTATGGGAAAATATAAGACAAGAATCAGATGGGAACCATGGACAAAGAAATTTGCCTTCTTACCCAAAAAAACAAAGAATGGCATAGTGTGGTTTAAGTCATACTATGAGCGTCAAGGATACAATCTATACTGTAGTTATCTTGATCGTGGAACACTGTTTGATATGATAAAGGGAGATGGAGGATGAGCATGGAATCTTGGGGAGATGGGGCATCAAATAACCTTGCATACCCACCAAAGACCAAATGGAAGAAGTATTTTGCCCTGAAACCCGTGTATATAGATGGACAAAAGTATTGGTTCACGACTGTTTACAGACGATATGAAATAATACGAGGAGAGTTTTACAATGTTCAGTATGGAACACTTCTTGACTTAATAAAAAGCAACGAACAATGAGCATGTTTCCCGACGGCAATATACCTGATCTGAGAGGGCAGTGGCAAAAACATTTTGCTATATTGCCTGTTAAAATAAACGGCGATAGGTATTGGTTCAAAAGTATTTACCGTAGACAACGATATGTAAATGGTATAGACTGGGGTTGGGAATACGGCACAATACTTGATGTGATTAAAACAGTAGAAAATAATAACATCGGAGAATCACAAGCGTGGGGAGGATAAATCTTATGGAAACTTTTAGACCAACGACATCTGGCGAAAGAAAGCTGTGGGACGCCATTCACACCAGGGCGCAGACAGATGAAGGCTTGACAGATCTTCTCAATCAGTGTATAATGTATTACCGGCTTCTCGAAGAGAAAGATAACGGAGGAAATGATGGCGGCGGATAATTGGCCAATGCCATTTGAGCGAGTTTATACCGGGTGGAGAGAATGGTATGCTTGGCGACCAGTTAGATTGATTGATAATAGCTGGGTGTGGGGAAAGAGGATATATCGACGAAAGTCTTGGTTGTGGTTATCGGTACGCGGCCCAGTTAGCAGTGAATATGGAACACTATTAAATGTTCTGAGCACAACAAACGATAGTTACGACGATAGTTTTGTTATTGGAGTAAGACGGTGGGATTAGATTGGGCAGACGTGTTTGAAGCAAGAAAAATAGAAGAGTGGCATCCATGGAAGAAACGCTTTGCTTGGTTACCAACATATATGAGCGAAGACGAAACTATATGGCTGAAGACATATTACTCAAGAGACCACATATTCATCGACAGATTTAGAAAAAACGGAACACTTTTGGATGTGATAAAAGATGGCAATTGATAGACTTAGCGTAGCATCAGAGATGCGGGCTCTTGATTCAAAAGACCGCGAGTTCTACGATAGTCTCACAGATGAGGAAAAGAAAAAGTTCAGCACTTTCTTGATGATACGATATGGTTCAAGCGTGAGCGGTATTCCTGAACTACAGCAATATTATCTACAGTCGACTAACTTGCGATTGAACAAAAACTTTTTTGATATCAAAAAAGCACACGATAAACTGAACTGGCTCGCAGCATCAACGATTTCTCCTGGTATGGGCAATCAAAATCATCAGTGGTTAGCAGCGCCTAAGAAGGCAGCAGCAAACAACAAGGCAGAAAAGTTTTTAGTAAAGATGTATCCAACAATGAAGGCAGAGGACATTACTCTAATGGCAAATCTAAACACAGCGGCAGATATTAAAAAGTTGGCCGTAGATTTAGGAATGACTAAAGAACAGATTAAGAAAGAACTTGGATAATGGCAACATGGATTGATGGTTGGGTAAAAAAAGAACAAAAGAGAATAAACACCATGAAGGGAATCATGCAACTTGCAGAAACTGATCCCGCAATGAAAGAACTCTTGGATAAGGCCGAGGTATATTATGTTCTCAAAGGTTCACCGAGATATCGACAACCAGCAATTAAAGGAACAGACTATCCAGGACCAGGTTAAATGGGGAAAATATTTACAACATCAGAGGTTGAAGAAATTGTTGCATTGGCAGAGACAGACGAAGCACTGGCAGATATGCTCAAACAGATAAAAGAGTTTTGTATTCTTAAGTACCCGGAGATAGAGCAGAGAAGAACGGAGAAACTTGAATATTTAAAAAAATGGTCAGATACACTTGTATAAATACTATTACATAATTTTAAGGAGTCACTAATGTCAGCACTTTATTCAGTTCTTTCCGTTTTTGTTGCTTTAATTCTTTTCTTTATAATAGCAGAAGTATTCGAAATCATTAAAGAACAACCAAGCATTTTCCCTTTAAAATCATCAACTAAATTTTTACTTAACTGTATTTTTTATGCAGTAGTTGCTATTATTTTTAGTCCACTTGCTGCATTAGTTGTATTTATAATTCGTGCAATTCTTGGTATCTGGATTCTCATGAGAGAAGATGAATCATCAATTTCTTGATCGATTTCTTGATCTAATTTCTTCAAGAATTCTTTTTTGTTCTAACTCTTTTCTTGCTGCATCTCCAGCAGCACCTTTTCGAGTTGCTCGAACATCTAACATTTTTTGTTGATCTTCTTCGGAAGATACTCAGCTATGTGGAAACAACTAGAAAAGACTAGTATCAAATGACAACTACTAAAGTGGATCTTGATGTAGAGAGTTTGCCAGTGTGTTCTTATGTTGACAAGCAAGCAATATTCTCTGCGTTCACAGTAAGAAGTAATGGAATAAGTCTGGGGAAGAAAGCTAGTATTGTTGATAACGGGGAATATATTTTTTATGGGCTGTTGCCGGTCAAACAACTTTCAGAAGATAGGTTTGTTTGTGTTGTAGACTACATGGAAATGAATAAAGTATGGCAAATATTGAAGCAACAGTAGAAAAATATACTTGTAAATACTGCGAGAAGAGTTTTAGAAAACTCTCTACGCTGTCTGTTCATATGTGTGAAAAGAAACGCAGATATCAGCAAGAGAACGAATCAGGAGTAAGACTTGGTATGCAAGCATATCTCAAATTCTATGAGATGACACAGGGATCAGCAAAGACCAAAACCTATGCCGACTTTGTAGATTCGCCATACTATTCTGCATTTGTTAAGTTTGGTCAATACTTGGTGCAAATACGCGCAATCAATGTGCCTATGTTTATTGCGTGGATCATTAAAGAAAACAAAAAGTTAGATCAATGGACGAAGGAATCGTTCTACGACGAATACTTACACGACTATCTGCGTAAAGAACATCCCAATGATGCATTAGAGCGTTCATTCACTGAGATGCAGAACTGGGCAGACGATACAGACAAACAGTTTAACAATATCTTCCGAGAAGGCGCACCCAATAAGATATGCAATATGATAGTCAATGGTCGTATCTCTCCGTGGATTCTATATAACTGCGATAGCGGCATAGCATTCTTATCTGGACTAAACGAAGAACAAGTCACATTGATCTTCAGATTTATTGACCCAGACTTTTGGAATCGCAAATTCAAAGACTATGTTGCCGACACCGAGTTTATTAAATCTGTGTTGATAGAGGCCAAAGTATGAGCATAGTAATCCCCATCGAAAAGATATCTACTCCGTTTCGAAACGCTTATAGAAATGAGGGCGGACATCAGTATTATCACCTTGTGCCAGACGACCACATTAAATATATGGAAAAAGAAAACAGTGTAAAGGTAAATAGAGTGCTGCATGAAGGAATCGGTACATCCTGGATAGAAACAGTATCGTTGGAATTTGCAACTGACTCAGATCTTGTTATGTTCTTACTGAAATGGAGTTAGTATGATACACGTTGTTTCTGGTTTGTCATTGTGGGATAATACATCCTGGCATACAGCATATCAATGGGCAATAAAAAACTTCGGGAGAGATACATTTATTGCTTGTGGTAAAGATTGGTATTTTGAGAGTGAACAAGGCGCGACTTTATTTTTATTACGGTGGTCATAAGATGGGGACAAAAATTACTAACTTTGATCTTAACAAAATTATAAATGAATTCAGTCGAGAATGTGATATTGTTGCGGGTAAAGATTTTTCTAACGCCGAGGTATATTCATTTGTGATTTCTTGGTTCAATATAAAATATCAAGGCAATCTTGAATACACATCTAGCTATTCTAGCGTATATTTTCAAAATGACGAAGATGCTACTTTATTCTTATTAAGGCACAGCAGATGAACTATTCTGGCGCATTAAATATGGAACAGATAGGATCTTGGTATAGAGTGACTATAGCTGAACACTTGATGCCCGAAGAGTTTGGTAAAATGCAGAGATGGTGCGAGGAATATGAGAGCGATGGATCATACTCAGTTGGTCGAACACGGTTCTGGTTTAGTCAGTCAGAGGACGCAACTATTTTCGCGTTACGGTGGATGGGTAACAATGGAATATAAGGTTCAACTGTCATCCGACTGCGTTACGGAAAACAGAGAAAAAATAGTTGAGTGGTTAAATCACGGAGTAGGCGAGGATAATTGGTTTAAAACTGCAGGAGTCACAAACCCAATCACGTTCCAAACCTCTGTTCTTTTTTGGTTCAAATACGAACCCGACGCATTGCTTTTAGGTTGAGATGGCAATGATATTAGATAATTTATATAAAGACGTTTCTACTCGATTTCGAGGAGAACCCATAGATACAAGACTACAAGAAAAAGTTGAAAGTTACATCAAATCTCAATATCCAGGAAACTATGTGGTTGAAGTCGCAGAAGACTTGGTATTTTCGATAATATTTAATACAGAAGAAGATCTAACATTGTTTATCTTACAGTGTAGCTGACATGAGAAAAGAGACTTGGTTCGATAAATTAACAACAATAACAAGTATGCCGTTGCATCTATTGTGGAAAGAAATCTTTTGGGTTCGAGTTGAGATGACAACAAGAGCATTTATGTCAGAGGGATTCAAATATGAACCCTATTGCACGGAGACTTTCGGTGAAAAAATGTGGTATAGAGACGGCATGATCTTCTACTTTCGTGACCCAATTCATGCTACAATGTTTACATTGCGTTGGCTATGAGAGAATTGAATAAAAAGATTTGGCCCTTTAAGACAAGGCTGCATGGAAAAACGAACAGCGATCTTTTCGAAAATAGATATGGAAAAACGAACAGCGATCTTTTCGAAAATAGATATGATTGGTTGAAAGACAATCTTAAAGAGTCAGATTGGTATATAGTAAATGGTGATACATATTATTTTGTTAATGAACAAGACTTGATGCTTTTCTTATTAAGGTGGAAATGATACAGTTTGATTTCCAGGATTATCCAAAGTTTTATGATTGCTTTAGATCTGAGATGAACGCAAACAAGTTTTCTACTGCGTTAATAAGCATAGAAGAAATTAAGAGATTACTCGATAGAAAATTTGGTCTAACCGTAGAAATATACAAAGGATCAACCCTGTGGACTGCATATATGGATGAAGAACAGTTTACCTTGTTTTTATTGAAGTGGAGTTAGCATGAAGAAAGATTCGTTGTTTGGTGACCACAGAGTATCAACTATATTAGACTCAATTTGGGGAAAGTCTCGAAATGCAAAAATGGAAGAGATGGCAAAGTGGTGCGAAGAAAATACTTGTCTTGATGATGACGATAGCAGTATGATTACATACGCAGGTGTCAAAGAAGGAGAAGTAGTGTGGTGCTTCGACAACGAGAAGGATGCGATATTGTTCGCATTGAAGTGGGCATAATGGTTGATTTAGAATTTTACTTCTCGGCAACAAAGGGTAAGTCCGAGATAGATATAGGCTTGTGGTTAGAGGAAAACATGCCTAATCCTCCGCTTCCAGATGAACAGCGTTGGACTATAGGGGAAGCAAACGATGGGACAGGAAGATCAGGCATTAGATTTTTTAACGATATAGATGCGACGTTGTTCTCACTGCGGTGGGGAAGATAATCGTCATTGAGAATAAAGCATGAACTATAACAGATATTTAGATAAGATCTACTCAGAGAAAACATTCAATCCTGGCAAAGAGGATACAATACTATATGTGGCAGAACAAATGCAAAAAAATTATCCTGGGAATTATGTCGTACAAGAATACTACGATTTTCATAGAATGGCATTTAAAGCAAAGTTAGTATTTGATAAGCCAGAAGACGAAACAATGTTTATTCTAAGGTATCAGCAATGAATGGAGTAACCAACGTAACGGCAAGATTTTCAAAGCAGATTTTAGCAGCGATGAAGAATCCTGACCCGTATATACTTTATTATATTTGACTCAGGAGCATCGCGGCCGTCGATAGAGAAGTTTGTTTATTTCTTAGGTGATAACATTGTAGCTGACGGTATATACTGTGACGAAGAGTTAGACGAGAGTTTACCGAGGTTTCCCGTAGAAATAAGAATAGAACCACGTCCGTTGGAGTTTATTACAGCATGAGCGAAGAAATTAAAAAATTTAAAGGTGACATCGACATAGACTTTGGCAGCAGAGATGCTGCTTTGGCTCATCTCAAGCATATCAACGCGAGCATGATAAGAACAGATGCAGCTCTTAGTAAACATGCGACCGGTGTATATTTTACAGACATACCGCACGATGTAAATAACTTGGCAACAATTGACTATAAGGCAGCGGAAGAACGCGGGTATTTTAAAGTAGACCTACTCAATGTATCAGTATATGAAAAAGTTCAATCAGAGGCACACTTGTTGAAACTGATGCTTACTGATCCGCCGTGGACACGATTGCTTGAGAAAGACTTTTGCGAGCAGTTAATACACATTGGCAATTATCACGAAACGATAAGCAAGCTGCCGGAACCAATCAATTCAATACCACGCATGGCTATGTTCCTAGCATTGATCCGTCCAGGAAAGAAACACTTGCAAGGAAAGAGTTGGGCAGAGATTGCAAAAACAATATGGGATAAAACAGACGATGGATACACCTTCAAGAAAGCACATGCTGTTGGATATGCTCACCTTGTTGTGGTCCATATGAATTTAATAGCAGAACAAGAGAAAAACTCGTTGTGGGAATTTAAGAATGAAAATAAAACCAACTAACCGTCACCCCTGTTTTGCTGTATTGCGCGGACTTGCGGAAGAGTATAAAGTGACCAGTAAAAGCGATCAAATTGATAAAGAGGGCTTTATATCAATGCTTAACAAAAAATGGACAATCAATTTAACATTTAAAAATGATGATATCAATTCGAACATTATAGGATTAGAGGTCAATGATGAAGAATATACATTTTTGTTACTTAAATATTTGAATGAGAATAATATACAATAACCACCTTCCTGCACCCGGTGAAAAAGAGTATGCTCTTCGTCGGAAGATGTCAGAGATCTTGATTAATTTAAGAAATGATGCCGGGTTTGGCTTCTTTGATGATGATTTCTACAATTATGTCAGAGGAGAACACGGCATAGATGCTATGTTTTCCGAAAAATATACAATGGTTAGACACCTTGAATATATTGATTTGCCCGACGAAGTTTTTACCATGCTACTCTTAAAATACGGATATGATTGAAAAATTACCCTATAACGCCAGGTTTCCCTATATTATTAGAGCTAATAAGAAGCATACCTATCAAGACTACTGTAATCGTTTAGCTTGGCTTAATACTTGTATGGGGAAGAAAAACGAAGATTGGACGGTAGTTTTCTTAAAGTATCACATTTATGCTTTCAAAGAGGAGAAGGACGCAATGTTTTTTATGTTGAGGTTCGGAGAATGATAGTATCTTTCACTGATCGCATCGTTGATTATGCCGGATATTTTCCAATTAGAGGCACTTCGCCTATTCATTGGGCTAAGATACTTCGAGCACTTAGAGAAGAATCCCCGTGGAAGGGAATTGGTCATGCCAATGAATACGAAGAGTTTCGTGCCTGGCTTAAAGATACCTGGCAGATAACAGTTCTTAACGATCCGGGCGGACTTTTTCCTGGGCATATTGCCGGAATAGATGTAGAGGACTCTGCCTATACTATGCTCTTAATAAGGTTTCCGCCATGATAACAATTAGTTTTGAAGCTGTAGATGGAAAATATCTCGACCACAACGCCGAGTCCTTTAAGAGAGCAGCGGCCAGGTATTTTAGAGAAGTATTCGACGATGGAACAGACGTAACAACAGAAGAATATGTTCAGTCATTGACTGAAAGAATACCATCAAGCAAGGTCATCTATAAAAGAAGAAAGATTGGCAAAGATAAAGAAGAAAACGCTATCTATGCCGTAACAGTAGATGATGAAGAATTAACAATGTTTTTATTACAGTATGCCGCATGATACTCTTTTCTATTGATACATTAGACAATGTTCCTGACAGGCCGCCTATAGCTGGTGTATGGGATGACTTTATGGAATCCATTGGAAATTCTCTACCAAAAGAAGACCTTGAGTCATCTGTAGGCGAGAGAATATTTATAGAGTGGGCATATAATACGCTAGGAATTGTAATCACTATCAGAGATGAAAAAATTACGAGGATAGAAGTAGATGATGAACATTACACACTTTTATTATTGAGGTATGCAAACAATGAAAATATCGTTTAAAGATAATTATGAAAAGACAACTAACTGGGCTATGGTTATCTCAGATCAACACAGCATAATGTATTACGGTAATTTAGTTGAGTGGATAAACTGGTTAGAAAACGAATGGAAATGTAAAGTAGAGATGGGGAAATTTGGTGATGATAAATGCATAGCTGCACTAATCTTTGAGGATGATAACTATCTCTTAGCAGTTCTTAAGTATGGACCACCTGCATTATGAAAATATCGTTTAGCGGTCCTAATCCATATCCGTATAATTGGAAGAAAATCATAAATGATCAACACCGTGCTCAATACGACGGTGATATACCTGACTGGCTAAGCTGGTTAGAAAACGAATGGAATTGTAAAGCAAACTTGGGGAAAGGGAAGTTTAATAAGTCTCTCGACTCATTAGAGTTTACTGATGAAACCTATCCATTGGCAGTTATTAAGTATGGATCGCCGTTTACTGCATACGACGAACAAGAGTAATTGATCTACGTTTTGATTTCTTAGCAGCCATCTCTTTAAGACTTAGATGAGGACCTAGCTTAACATCAACATCCTTAGAGTTTAGTGTCTTTAGTGTAGGACGGAAGATTGCCCATTCTACGCGCAAGAATACATTGATTGGGACAAGTCGATTACTCTCCATCCACCATATCTCAGCCAACTCTAAGAATACAATCTTCTGATCTTCTGTTTTGAGAGAACCAAAATCATAGATTGTGGTAATGGTGTCGTCGATGTTCTGAATAATACCCAAATAATCATTGCCGCCATACGTCAATAGTGACAGGTAAGGCTTGTCTGCCATAATACGTTTAATATCGTTTTCTTCCATACGAATATTTAGCAATTCGGAATCAGGTGCGGAAGAAAAACTTGCATAAATACATAATGGACACTAAAAAAGAAAATCACCGCCTGATATGGCGTAAAGAAAATGCGGATAAAGTTAGGCAATATCAAAAAAAGTTTAGAGAATCTGGAACAGAACAGATCAAAAAATGGAGAGATGCCAATCCAGAAAAGAATGCAGAATACAATAAGAAATGGCGCACTGCTAACCCAGAAAAAGTCAAAGAGATAAATGCTAAACGAAGAGCCAAGAAAATAAAGGCCACACCTGCATGGTCAGATAATTGGTTAGAGAAATTATGTATAACCGAATTATATATTGTTGCACACACAAAATCTATAATTACCAATATAGATTATCATGTAGATCATATCGTTCCACTTAACTCAAAAATTGTTCAGGGTTTCCATTGTCTATCCAATTTACAGATATTAGAGGGTAAGATAAATATATCAAAAGGAAATAGAACTTGGCTCGATATGCCAGATTCTGAAAAGAGGTAATTTTGCAAAGAATGAACACTTATTTTTATCCAAACTCCGTCACGGTTCAATGCAACCTTGACCCAACTATTACCGCGAGGTGGAAAACCATGTATCAAAGACAAGTAAAGATTTATAAAGGCGTTGACAACATCATACAGTTTGTATGGAAAAACTCAGATCAGAAAGCAGTTAATATCACTGGTTGGGTCATTACATTTAATATGATATCAGATTCTGAGAGTGCAGTTGTAGTAACTAAGAATAGTAACACAAACGGCGGAATTACAATCGTTGATGCAGTCAAAGGAATTATCTCTGTTCGATTAACTGCTTTTGATCTCATTGACTTATCACAACCCTACTATAACTATGCATTAACGGTATCTGACCCAGTAACAGGAATAACAGAGGTGGTCTACACCGACGAAAACTATGAATCTCGTGGAGAAATACTACTACGAGATGGTCCATATCCAACGCTATTGCCTAGCATAGTTGTAGATTTGCCAAGCAATAACAATACTACGATTACATCTGCTGCAATTAGTGCAGATATTAATTCACTACAACAGTCGGCACATCACACAGCGCAGATCAATTTTGATACAGTTGGCTTTACCGGAAATATTACTGTAGAGGGAACGCTTGATTCATTGGCTTTGGTTGGAGCGGGGAGCCCACAGGTAAGTTGGGGAGTCGTTGAATTGACATCAACTGCAAATGTCATGCCGTTGTCAGGAAACACATCTATCTTAAATTATACAGCACAAACGGCCACATCATATTGCAATTTTGATGGTGTTTATACTGCGGTTAGGTTTGTTGTTGCGCCAACAAGCGGAAACGTTAATCCGTCACATGTGACTCAGATTTTATACCGTGTTTAACTCGATTAGGATTTAACGACATACAGCCGGGCATATCATCATTATTGAATCGTCACCAAGAATCGTTAGTAACTTGATATGTTCAGGATCACTGTCTAGAAGATTTCCGCACTCGTCGTTACTAAGCAACCCTAAAATCGTGCTTCTAGCACAAATCTTTGCACCTTCCCATGACATTTCATTTTCCGGTGTGACTATTCTTTCTGAAATGTCTAACCACAGATCATAACGATCCATAGTTTTTAACTTTTCTCTGGATCTGATCCACACTGCATTCCAACAATTACTATTTCTTTGGTCTGACACTACAGGAATATTATACATTTCGTTATACATTTCTTCCCAAATTTGTGGATTCTTAAAGACATCGACTAAGACTCGATCAATGGCTTTTCCGTTTGGCAAGTTATCCCATGTGTTTTTCATTCTTTTACTTTCCATTTAACTTTATTCTTAACTTCTCCGCCCCACCTAAGTATGAATATCATTGCATCTTCTTCATACTTAAACCGAAAATATGTATTATACTGTGACCAGCGACAGTCTACCCACTTAGTTTCAGAATTCTTTCCGGGTGCAGGCTTACCGCCAAATGGTTTCCCAAAGGTTTCGATGCACCAGATTTTCCGTGCTTTATGCACGAGATGCGGGAAATCCTCGACTAGTGTTTTGACATGTATCATAAGACTATTATACACTCTTTCGGTTAGAATGTCAACCGGTTTTAGTGCTGAATACTTCGAATTACTTGCTTCTTGTAAGCACGATTCTATATAATATATTATGACTAACCCTATACAATCGACGGCAGTAAGCGCATGGACAAGCGGCAGGAAGACAAGGCGCGATGCTAAGGGATGGATCTCAGGTAATGCCGTCTGCTGCCCGCACAATGGCGAAAGTGCAGATACGCGTGGTCGTGGAGGAATGATTGCAAATGCTGATGGAACAGTGTCGTATTCTTGCTTCAACTGCAACTTCAGAGCCAGTTATACTCCAGGCTATCCGCTATACTACAAATTCCGTAAGTTGCTAAGATGGCTCAACGTAGACGAAGCAGAGATACAGCGGCTAAACATTGAAGCAAAGCGTGAACAGCAAAGACAAGAACTTCTCGGCTTGGTAAAGATTGAACACAAGAAAGAAGAAGTAAAGGTAGACTTTAAGAAAGAACCTTTACCAGACGAGGCACTATCTTTCATGGGTATGATGGATTTCTTTATCTTAGCAAATGAAGGAATAGACGAGCATCAACCCACGCCTGAACACTTTAAACCACTTCCTCGAGGATTAATAGATTCGGTTGAATATGTATATGACCGTAAGATAGACATGCAAAAATATGATTTCTATTGGTCAACAGATACGAAAAATAAAATGAATAAACGGGTGATTATACCATTTACTTGGAAAAATGAAATAATAGGATTTACCGCCAGAGCATTAAATGATGACATTACGCCTAAGTATATTCAGCATATCGACACTGGTTATGTATTTAATATTGATAAACAGAAAAAAGACTGGAAGGTTGTAATTGTTTGCGAGGGTGTATTTGATGCGATAAGTATTGATGCGGTCGCTGTTCTTAAATCAGACATAACCAAAACTCAAATTGATATTATAGAAGGATTAGATAGAGAAATTATTGTGGTTCCGGATTGGAACAAGACTGGCGGAAATCTTATAGATGTGGCACTGGCCAATTCCTGGTCAGTTAGTTTCCCAATATGGGCAGAGACGTGCGTAGATATTAACCAAGCAGTTCAAAAATATGGAAAATTATTCGTGCTTAAAACTATATTAGATTCTATAGAATCTAATCCACTAAAGATAAAATTATTGAGGAAGAAGTATGTATAATAAAGAAGAAAAAACACAAGCAAAAGAATATACCGACGACCTACAGAAACTATTCTTAGAAATAATGTTAGACCACCCCGAATCATATGTCAGGGTGCAGAATATATTTGATTCAAAGAACTTTGCTCGTTCATTGCAGCCAGCGGCAACATTCATTAAAGAGCACACAGAGAAATATAAAGCAATGCCAACAATCGAGCAAATTAACGCGTCGGTTGGCACAACGCTTAAACCGACAAAGGATCTGACAGAAGAACACACTGATTGGTTCTTAGAAGAGTTTGAGGGATTTAGTCAGAGTAAAGCATTAGAACGCGCCATATTAAAGGCAGCAGACTACTTAGAGAAAGGCAATCGCGCACCAATTGAGAAGTTAATTAAAGATGCAGTTCAAATTGGACTTGTTAAGGATATTGGAACTGATTACTTTGCAGACCCAAGAGCGCGGCTTATGGCAATTAAGTCAGGCAACGGGCAATTTAGCACAGGTTGGCCAGCATTGGATAAAGCATTATTTGGCGGTATGAATAGAGGCGAGCTAAACATCTTTGCGGGAGGATCTGGCTCAGGTAAATCATTATTCATGCAAAATATATCCGTAAACTGGATTACGGCGGGATTAAATGGTATCTATTTAACATTAGAATTAAGCGAGGGCCTATGTTCAATGCGTATCGATTCAATGATTGCAAACGTAAGCACACGTGAGCTATTTAAGAACCTAGACGACGTAGAACTTAAGGTTCGAATGGCAGCTAAGAAGTCTGGAGCATTTCAAATTAAATATATGCCAGCGCAATCTAACGTAAACGATATTCGTGCTTATATTAGAGAGTTTCAGATTCAGACTGGAAAGAAGGTAGATTTCTTAATGGTGGATTATTTGGATCTGCTGATGCCAGTATCAGCCAAGGTTAGCCCGAACGACTTATTCGTCAAGGATAAGTATGTTTCAGAAGAATTGCGTAACTTGGCTAGGGAATTAAATATTTTATTCATTACAGCATCACAGTTAAATAGATCAGCAGTAGATGAAGTTGAATTTGACCACAGTCACATTTCAGGCGGTATTAGCAAGATCAACACAGCAGATAACGTGTTTGGTATCTTTACGTCCCGCGCAATGCGAGAGCGCGGCAAGTATCAACTTCAACTGTTGAAAACTCGTTCAAGCTCTGGTATCGGCACCAAGGTGGAATTAGACTTTAATGTAGACAGCTTGCGTATTGTAGATGCCGGAACTGGCGAGGAAGATTCGGGAATACCACCATCAGTAGCAAATAGTATCCTGAGTAAGATTAAGCCAAAATCAACAACCACAACCGCAGTAAGTCAGACTGAGGCAGAGATTACAGGTAAGGGAGCAGGAGAAATTAATGCCGCCAGACTTAAATCAATGATATCAGGATTAGGAGCTAAGAAATAATATGGAACTGACAGACGATCAACTTATCAATGTCTTAAAGACTAAGATTATCATTGATTCAAATGGTAGTAAATTCTATATGCTTAATAATATCTTTCATAGGGAAGATGGTCCTGCAGTTATATATGCCAAAGAATTATGCTTTCCGATCTGGCAGCGTTGGTATCTATACGGAAAAGAGTATTCTGAAGAAGAATTCAATGACCTTAAGGTCATTGCTTCGTCGATTAAAAAGTAACCATTCACAATTCCGAATAAATACAATAACCCCAGGGGAGAGGCATTTCTTGTGAAAAAACAAACAAAAAGCATCTTAGATGAGCTCGATAGTCTATTAGTCCATCGAGATAGAGAAAAACTACTAGAAAGCCGCGCCACGCACATTATTCAGGGTGCAATTAATTTAATCAATTTGATACGGGAGAACTATGACCCCGAAACAGCCGCTGACTTAGAGCGTAGATTACTTAATAGCATCAGAGCACAAGACACATCAAAGTTCGCCCGGGGAGTCAGGAGAGTGAACAAGAATGAAGATCAATGAATTTAGCAGTGAGTTAGACGAAGGAATATGGGACGCTATTAAGAAGGGTGCAGCTAACGCCGCTGCCGCAGCTAGTAGCCACATTGATAGAAACGCTAATGCCTATTCTGGTCTGGCAAGGGGGTTAGGCGCCCACGACTTAGAGCATAGTTTAAGTCATCAAGCAGAAAAAAACTTTCAACAAAAACGCCAAGAAGTTACGCAAGCCAGAAGCCAAGCTCAGATGCAAGTAAAACCAAACCCAAATAGAGCATCAAATATGCCTACTCAAGGTCAGACGTCTCAGACGCCTCAGAAGGAGCCTGCTCTAAGGCCAGGGGAAAAGTTTATGATCATTGACCCTAGAAGTAAGGGAAAATATTATAAAACTAATGCAGGTTGGGTCAATGAATTAAATCAAAAAATTGTCGATCCTACACAAGTTCAGGCATTAGAGAAAATGGCCGACAATCAGACAGGAACGTTTATTCCTGCTCCACCATCTCCACAAACTCCTTACAAAATGGCTCCTAGCTATCAAAGAAGAATGCAAGCTAGAGCTAATAGACGGCCTAAGCAAGAACCGCAGCCAACCGAAGAATCACAAGTCAATGAAATATCTAAGAACTTGGCCGGCAACTATTATGCTAAGGCAACAAAACAGCACACTGATAAAGTCGGAGTACGGCCAGATCTGTATAACCGCATAGTCGGTAATCGCAGCACAAATAACGAGGAACTAGAAATGACCGAATCAATTAACAAAGCTAAAAAGCTGATCAATGAATACACAGTTAAGGAGATGGCTGTCAGACGCTTAAAGAAAGAGAAGTTAGAAGAAGCAAAAAATAAAAAGAAGAAAAATAGCTTAGATACGCCGAGAACCGGCAAAGAATGGCACAAAACAGTCAATGATCCACTGCCTAAGGACAAGCCAACGTTGAACCAGGTGTTAGCTCCAACATATGGCGGTAAAGCTAAAAGGAATTAATATGCATCAATTAAATGAAGGCGGAAATGTATTTCCTGACGTATCTCCAATTAAAAGAGAATATGTCCCAGGAATAATTAAAGATATTCAGAAGATAATGCCATTTGGAATTAATATTATTCCAGATATCGGATCGGCTGGATATAAGGTTGAGTCAGGTGACATGGATGTATTTGTTGATGCCGGTAAATTAGCACAGTTATTTAATACACCAGACGAGAAATATACTAAATTAGCATTAAAGCAATACATTGAGAAAGAGGGGTTTCAGGTCGCATTGTCGGGACGTAATGTCCACGTTCGTATGCCAGTGCCAGATGGCACGTTTGTTCAGCTAGATATTATGGTCATTCCGAATGCAGCTAAAGTCGCACCGTTCCATCAGCATGGTCCGTCAGGACAATACGATGATCCAGACTTTAAGGGCGGTCAGCTATTCATATTATATTCAAGCATTGCCAAATCATTAGGCTTAAAGTTCAGCCCATTTGAGGGCAAGCTAGTTAACAGAGAGACAGGCGTGGTGGTAGCAGACGACAAAGATTCTGTGGCTAAGATACTGCTTAATCCTAAGGCAACAGCAGCAGACCTGGCCAGCATTAAAACAATAATGAAAGCATTGGCATCTGACCCAGCTAGAGATGCAAAACTAGCACAGGCAAGAGAAGATGCCAAAAAGGGATTAATTAACTTGCCAGAATCTATTCAAGTAGGTTCTCCATCCTGGTATAGATCGTTATCTCAGATGGTGAACCCAAAGTGAAAATACAAGAGATAATTACTGAAGACAGTGACACTAAAAAAGAGCTTCTTAAAGAGTTTGCTGGCATAAGAATGTTCGCAGAAGAACAATGTCAACCATATCTTCAAGAGATAGGTGGATTCGACGCTGCAATAATCGACTATCCAATGTATCGAGGAATAGAGAAAATAGAATTTCCGCCTGGTTCTCACGCCAAAACTGTTATAGTAAATCAAAATCGGATTCCGACAGATACCCCTGAAGGAGTTCAGATTCTCATTGACGACTGGTTTCAAGAGCGTGTAGGTGTCAGATTTAGACAGACATCGTTGCATTGCACTGGTCGATTTGATATCGCTATTTCTTATTCAGGAATGGCAACCGGTGCATTAATTGTAATACCAATGGGAGAATACCACTATGCATATTCTGCCCAGTATAGAGACTTATTTGTTGCATTAGGCAAATTTAACTACAAGCCGCCCAACGGAGGTGCTGGCATGTCTGTGCATGAGGCAGAACAGTTTTACAAAGCTAGAATAAACGAATTTATGGATTCAGGAGATTATCGATTTGATACCAATATTCGAGGTGCGATATTTTCCGGGACAGAAATAATGCTCTCCTGTAAAAAGGCATTAGTAATACGACAGAAATTCTTAAAGAAATTGGTGGAGCCAGAATGAAAATTAAAGACATAATCTTAGAAGACCTTGATTCTGACACAGCAAAAATAGAGAATGATATCGAATGGTCAGATGCAAATGAAGTAAATAAAATAAAATCGTCGCTGTCAGAGTTAGCGGCTCTTCTGACGAGAACATCACAACCATACCTGACTCAGGTCGGCGGCATCGAGAATGCTTTGTTTAATTACCCGTTATTCAGAGGTGTGGGTATTCCTGACCATCAGGCAATGGATATACCAGAAGAGCATCCGTTTAACACTGTGAACATCAGAAAAGACCGTAACCCAAAAGACACACCCAAGAATGTTAGCGCAGCAATAGATGATTGGTTTGAAGAAAGAACAAACATCAGAATTAGACGCCAATCGTTATTTTGTTTTGGTAAGGAAGCTAAGGCATCTGGATACGGTGATACCGTCGTGGTAATACCAATGGGTAATTTTAGCTTCTGCTGGTCCAGAAATTATGTCGATATGTATGAAAGTATGGAACACTTCACTGATGCAGCTGGCGACGGAGATGAACACGCTAGTTCTTTTTCTTTAAAAGAAAAGATGAAACAAGTATTCGATAATTATAATTATGTCAATGATTTTATGATCGACGGTGATTATCAGTTTAATAAAGATTTAATAGGTGGCATTAGATCATCACACGAAATAATGCTAATAGCAGACAAAGCAATAGTGGTTAATTCAAATTGGCTTGTTTTGGCTAAACACTATTATCAGAATGAGGGATGGACATTATGAAATCAAGCGAATTTATATTAACAGAATCACAAATACTTGAAGAAAGTATTAAAGCAAAAGTTGCTAAATTGGCCGCTGCCGGTATTATATCTCTCGGTGTTGGTATTGCCATTCCAAGAATTATGGACGCATATCAGTATTATGAGAAAGTTGAACAAATATTATTAACTGTACCTATCTCAGAAAGGATGGAAGTTATGAAGATTAACGAACTTCTATTAGATAAGACGCTATCCAGCATAAATAATAGTAAGGAGAACTATTATGTGTGAATGTGTTTGTGGATTAGAGATACCTAAGGGAAATACGGCTCATTTTAGAAATTGTTCTGATTATCAGAAGGAAGTATTACGATTAAAGGATGTTCTCAATGATTATATAGCTAAGTATTACTTAGAGACATATTCGGTTTCTGAATGTTGTAAATATGTTATTGAGAAAGAAAGCACTAAAGTTTTTGGTGGGAAATTGCGAAATTTGATCACAGAAATTTTGAAGAAGGGCGGTGTTTATGAAGGGATTAGCGGTAAAAACACCAATGATAAGAGACAAAGTAAAATGCAGGCATCAATGCTTAATCGATATGGCGTTATTAATAATGGCCAACGACCCGGAGAAGGGTTCAAGAAACAAAACTTAATACCTTATAAAAAATTAAAAATCAATGAGGAATTTAATAATTATAGAAAAGAAGTAGAGTCAATGACTAAAAAACAGGTTGACAAAATTAAGAAAATTAACCTAATACCTAACACATGCTATTATACCGACATTGCATTCAATGACAATTTATTAGAAAAAGTCAACCCAAATGACCCGCTGAAGAGGACAATCGATCATAAGATTTCGGTCAATGAAGCATTCTTTTATAACTGGCCTACTGAGAAAACCGCCGCCGCAGAAAATTTAGTCTTTTGTCTTAGAATAGTGAATACTGTTAAAGGGCATATGAATGAGAATGAATTTAGAAAAACATTGTTGCCATTACTAAAGGAACGATTAAAAAATGAAAATCAATGAAATAATAGTAGAATCAGTTCTCAATGAGGGTGCTCGCATTCAGCACGCCGAGGACTTAGTTTTTTGGGAAAAATCTGCTGGTGCTCTCAGAGCAGTTAATAACTTATTAAGTCTAAGCAAGAGTAAAGATATTTTGTCAATCAAATGGGATGGAAAACCAAGTTGTGTATTCGGTCGTAATGAAGATGGAGAATTCATCTTCACTGACAAAGCGGGATTTGGCGCGAAAGGATACAATGGACTATATAAATCAGCTAAAGAATTTGTTAAGCAAAAGCGCAGCAAAGGTGGAGATGAAGATTATCTCGCTAAAATCGTCGCAATCTGGCCTATCGTTCAGGCTTCGGTGCCTTCTAATTATCGTGGTTTTGTGTTTGGCGATATTATGTGGTTCCCTGGCGAACTAAAAGAAACAACTAAGCGATTCATCTTTACGCCTAATACGGTAACGTATGAAGTAGATAAGAACTCTGAACTCGGACATCACATAGCTCAATCAAAAGCTGGGATGGCTGTTCACACCTTTTATTCAGACGTGGGTGCAGACGGTGTTCCATTAAAGAATACAGCAGGACTAAACCTCAATGGCCCATTATGCATCTTAGGCCCGGAGATTAAGAACGAAGCTACTCTTCAAGCAGACAAAGTAAAAGCCAAACAGATCACACAATACGTTAAGAAGAATGCCAAAGTGGTAGATGCGTTCCTTGACGAAGATGTATTGCGTGAACAAAAGATGGCAGCATTGCCTGATCTATTATACACATACGTCAATGCACAGGTTAAGACAAGAGATTTAACCAATCTATATGCTAAGTTCGGTTCTTGGGTTCAATCTAACCCAAAGATATCTAAGGCAATGGTCGGTAAGGTAATTGCCTATTCAGAACAAAACGCAGCAGGATTACAGGCAGTATTTAATATATTCGATTTAATTACCGGACTAAAATTAGATATACTTCATCAATTAGATTCACATGAAGGAACAGTTATCGCACACATTGCAGGCGCACGTGGCGGTGAGGGCTATGTATCTAGCGACGAGGGAGGACCAATTAAATTGGTTAATCGCACCCAATTTAGCCAGGCTAATTTCGCAAGGAATACATAAATGAAAATCAATGAGATAATAGAACCAATACATGTCGAGCGTCCGATAAGCAAACCATACAACATTGAAAAGATGGGGCAAAGACAAAAAATCGACACTACAAATGGTGGGGCGTATGCTCGTGGGACACCAGATCCTCTTGATACTCACATGTATCGTAAGAAAATAAGAATGCCATCTAATCTAAAGAACGATGCATATTATCAATATATCAAAGCATGTTCTCCTTTTATGAAAAGCAACCCATATTTCCCAAGAGTCTATGAAGTTGTCTTTAAAAGATATAGCGATGGATTAGTTAAACCAGCTTATAATATGGAAAAACTAATGACAATTAGTGAAGCAAACTCTGAGATAGAAAACTTAGTTGAGATAATAGCCGAAAAGATTTACACTGAGAAAGCTCTGGCCTACCATCGTCTAGGAGAATTATTACTGTGGAATATTTCAAGTGACATTGAAAAAGGAATTGAGTCAAGCATTAATATGTACGAGATTTTCAGTGATGAAAAATTAATTCAAGCTATACAGTTAATTCAAGAAGTATATAACTCTAATTCAGCGTTTAGCACTGATGTACACGCAGGGAATATAATGATTCGGCTTGGACCAACTGGCATACAATTAGTATTAACTGATCCTCTTCAAGACAATGGCAGTTCTATTGCAGCCGGATATAATCCTTTCTCGGGTAGCACGGTAGGATATACAAACGACACTGCCGACGATGACAATGATTCAATAGAGGATGACCCATTTTGAAAATCAATGAGATAATATCTGAAGCAGAGGTTAAACCTTACGAAAAAGAAGTAATCAACACCGACAAGGTAGAGACATTACTAAGGCAATTCTGCCCCGTAGTAGATGAACTAATTAGAGAACCTATCTGGCGCGGATTTAACAATCATAATCAGGAGATATTAAAGATTTATCCAAGCACAGGCGTTAGACAATCACAAAATACATCTAACTATTACACAGAATTAATGGATAATTCTCCTTATTTCAATGGATGGCCAAAAAGAAGTAGAAGCATAATTTGTTCAACTGAATTTGACAGAGCATCTGATTATGCTCATGGAGCACCGTGGTCGGCTGCAACCTATGCCGTATTTCCAGCAAGAGGAGTTAAGGTTGCCGTGTGTCCTGCCATTGATATATGGGAAACACGAATTGATCTACCGTTTGTCTATAGTGGTCTTGATTTTCCAGACCTAAATGAATTTCTTGAAGACCTGAGATTATCTCAGGACTATAATTCAATGGTTAAAGAAGTTCAATCTGATTTCTTCGCGAGAGAACTGAACTACTTAATTAAAGATAATAAAATTAAACCAATTGAGCCTAAGGATTTTTTACCAGAAATTGAAGAAGCAATGGCTCCACAAAATACCGGGTTTCAATTATATGACTTAGAAGAATTTGCTGGCGGTGGAATGCGAGATAAAGAATTGTGGATAGGCGGACCGTGTATTATAGTTAGATCTGATCTATTAGAAACACTTCGCGTTGGCGGCACTCCTATTACATGACCAGAGACACCGTATGTTGCTCCAGACTGGAGCCATCACTAAGATAAATACTTATTATGAAAACATGCACAAAATGTAACGAAAGTAAATCGCTTGATTCTTTCTATAAAAATAAAGGCTATAAGTGCGGCTTAACGACAAGATGCAAAATCTGTATTAATACTGAAAACGATGCATGGAAATCTGCCAACTTAGACAAGGTTGCATTGTATAAAACGAAGTCGGCTCATAAAAGATATATAGCAGATCCGGAAGGAAGCAAAGAATCAGTGAATAAGTTCAGGCGCAATAATCCAGAATTTCATAGAGAATCAAATAGAAAATGGAGAAAGAACAATCCAGATAAGATCAACGCAAAAAACGCAAATAGAAGAGCAACTAAGCTACAGGCGACACCTCAATGGGCGATCGCCGAGAAAGATCAGATTTTGGCATTATATTCTCAAGCAAAAGCATTGACTGAATTAACAGGTGTGTCTTATCACGTAGATCACATTGTGCCACTTAACTCGCCGCTCGTACAAGGATTACACTGTCTCGCGAATTTGCAGATACTAGAAGCAAAACAAAATATTACCAAGAATAACTTAACTTGGCCCAACATGCCATAAGGATATAGATGTCACTACTACCTTTCATTGATTCTCTCGTCGAAGCTCGCATGTTTTATGGAGTAAAGGACATTAAAGGCATGTCTGCTGACGAAATAGCACAGATAGTCTTTTTGATGTTTATGATGTTAGAAGTAATAAGACATTACAAACCAAATTATACAGCAGATTACGCAAGAGATACACTAAAATATAATACCTATGATCAACTGCATTATTCAGGCTCTGACCTGGGCAATTTGCTTGCTGTATTAAATAACCAAGACACATTTAAGAAGGATATTAAAACTCATATCGGCGTGAGCATTCCGTTATTCCAAATTAATAGATACTTGGGTGTATTGGCATCTAAGACTAAGTCAAAATCATCTCACAACGACGATGTTACATTCTTTTGGAGATTAGAAGATTATCTAAAGCTATCGTCTAATTCCTTATTAAGGCAATTGCGTCGCGACATTGGTAACTGGGATGATTTATCGAGAGCAGATAAACAGCAAATTTATTATATCTTACGCAGAGAGTTCGACAAGCGTTGTTCTTCTGCAGACATCTACTTGTGGTATAAATCAGAATTTAAGATTACAGAGTCATCTACTGTATTAGAAGATAATAAAATGCTAACCGAGTTAGCCGATGCTCCGTATCCGTTTAAGTATTCCCCCGAATACAGCAATAACTCAGATTCTTTAATGCCGAAAAAATCTTATAAATTTAAGACTGATTCGGGATTAGCTTATCTTGTTACCGTCAAATATGCAAAAGAATTTAGAGGGAATGAGAATGTAATCAATGTTTTATTTTCATTGATTAAAGGAGAAGAAAAGTCGGATTTGAGTCAGGATATAGAAAATACAGGGGATGCATTTAGAATTTTTGCAACTATTAAAGAAATATTATCATTGATTCTCGTTGATTTTGACAGAGAAAATAAATCTATAGGAGCTATTTACTTTTCAAGTAAGATAGATTTACCAAGTCGAAATAAATTATATGATAGATTTGCCAAATCTATCAGTAAGTATTTTCCTGAATTTGAATTTAAATCTAAATTAACAATATCGGAGGGGTTAAACACCTGGGAAATAGTTCGTAAAATTAAGTCGATATCAATAAAAGAATCGTCAGAAACAGAACGATTAGACATAGAAGAGAAAGGCGACTGGAATCTGAGAGTATTCTTAAATGCACACATAACAAACTCAGCTAAGAACTGGATTGATAGAATAGGCGAAACACAAGCAAAACGCGGATCAGCCACGTTAGATTTAGATAATAGTTCTGGAATTGCATATATTAATCGCATAGACGCAACACCTACGGGACAAGGGTTTGGCTCAGAATTGCTTAAATACATAGTTGAGCAATCAAAAGCACATGGTTATTACACGGTTAAGGCATACACGGAATGGACTAATGTGGGTTCAAAAGATATGTTTAAGAAAGCAGGATTTAAGTCCGTTGATCATAATGACAGCGGAAACTATTGGGAATTAGATTTATGAAAATCAATGAAGTAATTCAGACTACAATTGACGAGGTTGAAGAGCTTGATTATATTACTAAACGTAAGGGGAAATGGCACCCGGAAGATCCATCTAACGAAAAGCAACTTCTAAAGATTGGCGGTGTTCAGATTGCTAAGATGCCAGACGGTCACAAAGTATATTTTGAGAAAGATCCTCAGGGCGGGGATTGGCATGGATATTATGCTGTGTCGCCAGACGGAAAAGTTGATTTAGTAGTTGGGGCAAACGAAGATAATAATATATTAACGAATATAAGTCTATACGCTATTAATAAAAATAATACACTCAAGGCTCATAATTTCTATGCCTTTTTAATTACTAAATTAGGGAAGACATTAGTTGCATCAAGCCAATCGCCTGGTGGCCACGCAGTGTGGAAACAACTACAGAAGTATCATAAAAATGTTGAGATACACGGATGGTTAAACGGGAAGCCAGTCAATGTAGATATGCGCGATCCAGAATATACTCATTCAAAAGACACAGATACCTGGGATTACGGTGGAGAATACAGTCCCGAACTATTAGATGCTAAAAATATGGAACTAGTTGCTACAAAGAGAATAAGATGAAAATAATCGAAATAGAACAAATAGATGAATATAGCGATAATCACGTAGACATTACTAAGATTCTTAGGGCAAAAGGATATAAGAAGTTGGGTCAGGGAGTCGATCAGATGGCATTCTTAGAACCAAGCACGGGTCAAGTCTTAAAGATATTTGGAACTCAGTTTGGGAAAGGTCTAACGACGTCGGGAAAACCGCAATTTACTAAAGGGCAAAAAATGTTCTTCTTCTGGGCCAAGTATTGCATGGATAGACAAAACAATCCTTTTCTACCTAAGTTCTATGGGTTTGAGAGCTTTATGTTCAATGGTAACCCATATCTACAGATTCGTCAGGAGAAACTCAATGAAAATGATGTCATTGGGTTAGCAGTCGCAAGAGCAGGCGTAAATATTTCTTGGTCAGCTCATAGACTAAATGCATCAAATGTGTTTCACGAACTGGGCACAGAGGCAGAGCACGATGGAGAAAAATGGTTTAATCAATTAACCAAGAATCTTGGACGTGAGAAGACCGCTTTATTATTGTCTACTATACTTGATTTATTCAATATATCCGACAAGAAGAACTGGTATTGGGATTTACATAACGACAACGTAATGTCTAGAGGATCAGACTTCCCGGTGATCGTCGACCCATGGGTTGCATAAGATGAGAGCCAATGAATTTCTAGTAGAATATAATCAAGCTAAGACAATACAGGTCTTTGGGCGCAAACTGGTCAATGCCATGCTTAAAGACGAAAGGAATATGCCTGCTCCTGCCTTAGATAGGCAGATATCTTTATTACTATCACCAGACATGAAGGGAATAGAACTCGACCAGCAGACTATTTCTCATATTTCAAATCTTATACTTGAATTCTTGAAGAATGCAGACCCTACCACACACAAAGAATACACACCATGGCTGGCTAAAATTTATGCTAACGGCGGCGTGGCACTAGAGGACATATTATCAAAGGGCGCAGACTGGCTCAAAACCTTCGCACAAATGAAACTTAGAAAGATATTGCCGGTCGAACTCAGAGACATAAATAGAATTAATTTTAAGGATCTATATACGATTACCCATACACCAGAATTAGTAGATAAGCTAAAGACCGCTGCTCAGACAGCAATACCTAAGGGCAAATCAAAAGAGATATATAGTAACGCAGCGGTCAGAATTGTACAGCCAGAAGATACTGATGCAGCCTGCTACTATGGTCAGGGCACAACCTGGTGCACGGCAGCGACGAATAATAACATGTTTGACAGATATAATCGCCAGGGACCAATGTTTATTCTTCTGCCTAAGCAGCCAGCATACGACGGTGAAAAATATCAGGTTCATGCTGCATCAGGTCAGTTTATGAACGAAGAGGATGAGCCAGTTGATCCAATTGATATATTAACTAAACGCTTTGGTAATTTAATTAATAACTTACGTCAGTTTGACCCTAATTTTTCTAAGATGATTATATTTGCATATGATAATGTATTAAATAGGATCATTGACCAGATCAGTGAATATGCATCAGAGTCAGCAGACGATAGACTGACGGACTGGGAAGTGAACGACGAGTATTATTATACTTGGCTTCAGGAAGAAGGGTTCGTCGACGAAAACGGTGACGTAGATTATGAAAATGCACCTGGTTATTTATATTATAACGACGACGCAAAAAGAGAGTATGAACTGATATTAGATGCAATTAACCCAGGTGTAGATAAGCTTAAAGAAGCAGCCATAATATATATGAACGATGAGGAAGATGTGCCAATGATTAAAGATATAGACGACGTCATTGTACATATGATGTCATCAGATCACTTCTACACTAGGGATGAGAGAGAAATACTAGAATCAACCGCAGAATGGATCAGACGATTCCTATACGTACAGGACGGTAAGGTCATTAAAAAGTAGATGCAGTTGGATAAATCTTCAGATCGAAATTCGACGATTTTTCTCCACTCGTATAAATAAGTATATGCGGATCGTATAGATCCCACTTACTTTAGGAGAAATATTATGGCATTACCAATCAACAATAATCAACCATTAGGCGCAACAAGAGTACACGGAGATGCAGACGGTGTTGTTAACTTCGATATCGGTATGACAGGTGATAATTCAGTTGGAATTATCATTGCACCTGGTCTTACAAAAAGCCCAACAGCTTTCAAACTTACTTCAAACGTAGATTTGACAGTTGAAATGGGAGTGGGCGGAGTTGTTGAATCAACACTACGCAGAGTTGGTGTTGAATCAACAACAACTATGTATCAAGTTGACGGTTCAGTAATCAGCTTGTTAGTTGAAGCAACAGGCTTCACTGACACAACTCTTGCAACAGCATTGAATTCGCCGGTGTTATCTACAACTGCAAACGTTGCTAACATTGTGCCAGTAGGTTTCACAGTTTCAAGCACAGAAGGTTTCAAGTTAGCTTAATAGTTAATTAGAATCCACACATTAAAAGCCAGGCCAGGTCAGACCTGGCTTTTTTGTGACTATAACTTCATAAGCTAAATACTGTATGAGCGCGGCGAATCCACAATTCTTTATAGGCTATTCCTTAGTAGATATAACTGCTACCGGAGTAACACGAAGCTCTGACACAGAAGATATCGCAAGAAACCAGCAGCGCAACTGGGAAACAGTGCTACAATGTATTGGATTAAAAACACAACCCTTGAATATCAAATTACCGCAGAAATTCGAAGACAACGTAGATTTTTATAATTTCGGAGAATTCTACTCGGGAGTCCAGACTATATGGCAGTGGTCTTGGGCCATTGAAGCAGAGGGCGTATATGACTTGCCTGGCAAGCCAATGTCTGCACTAAATGCCGATTTTGAGCAAGTGCCAGTCATCACTGGATTAGATGAGACGGCACGTTTTATATTACCCATCTTTCACCCATACGGTGCCATTAAGAATATTTTTATCGAGCCTTGGCTACAGTCATGAGAGAGTTTAAACCAACATATCTTTATATAAAGAGACACCGCATAACCGGCAAGTTGTATTTTGGCAAAACGGTTGCTAATTATGAAGAAATGCTTACATATTTTGGATCTGGAAAATATTGGCAAAATCATAATATGAAACACGGTAAAGAATATGTTGAAACAGTTTGGTTCTGTTTATTTTATGATAAAGAAGAATGCAAAAAATTTGCTGAGATTTTTTCAGAACAAGAAAAGATAGTTGAATCAAAAAATTGGGCTAATTTAAGACCTGAAAATGGATTAAACGGTGGTGGCGAGAAGGGTAGAATATGCAGTAAACATGCTTATCATAAACCACGCACTGCTGAACATACCCGTAATCTGAATGAATCAAGAAAGAAGAACAATAAACTTAAAAAAGAGCTTGGTGTATCAACGTCCTGGAATACCGGACTTACTAAAGAAACGAGCCCTAAATTAAAAGAAACAAGCAAGAAAATAGCTAAGGCAATGACAGACAAGAAATGGTCGGCTGAACGCAAAGAAGCCTGGGTTAAAATTAGGACAGGGCTTAAACGTAAAAAGAACAGGGAGATACAAAATTAAAATCGTCGAGTTATTAAACAATATTTCTATACCACTTAATAATGAGGAATGGGAAGTATTGTCGAAATTTAATGAGACAGGCGGAGTATTTAAGAAGAGTCTAAATCCAAGAGAACAGCTAATTGCCAGTAGCCTAGTTAAGAAAGATGTCCTTAAGAGAACTAAAAACGATGGCAAAACAATCTATCTTAAAAAAATCCGATAAAAAATTAGACGTCATTGAGGCATACGGCTTACATCGCGTAACTGAGTGGACAAGAAACGAACTGCTAGAACTTCAAAAAAAGAGCAAGTTACCCATCTGTATGCTACTTCAGAATGGAGACTATCTCGTTGCAACATATAAAGTAGAGAAGGTGTCAGATATATGTTGGCGTGTAGAAGAGTTAGAGTTCACTGATAAGAGAAGTGCTATTTTCTATTGTTCTTTAATGCACTTGGGCAGAGTAGATGCCGCAAAAGAATTATATAGAATAGATTTATATGTAGGGAAACTTGACTTGGATAAGTCTATATTCAGGGTTAGATTAGATGCTGCTCATGCGGCCAAGGATCAATTTAAGATAGACTTATACTCAAGCCGCTATGAAGAAACAAAAGGTAAACTTAGATTAATTAAACAAGATTTAGAGAACAATGTTGCAGCGGTGAAGCGATTAATTAGAAAACTTTCTTAAATTATTTAATTGAGTATAAATACATTAAGCGTTTTTAATAGGAAACCACAAACATGAAACTGACAGATATGACAAAAAACAAGCCATCAATGAAGAAACTAAACAAAGTGACCGAGTCACGTTTTGGATTCAAAATCAATTATGAAGCTCTAACACTAGCAAAAGCAGAAGCAATGCGTGATAAGATTATGGAGGCAGTCAATGCTATCCGTAAAAGCAGCCTAATCCATACAGCTGAACAAGACCCGCAGTATTTAGAAATGCTTATTGTCTTTGAAGGATTATCCCGCTTCATTGATGCAACTAAATTAGTAGAATCAAAAGAAAGAACAAAGCGTAAATTAAAAGAAGGCGAGCTAGGAAAGTCAGAAGCTATTCTTGCAGCAAAAGACATGGTTGACACAGTTCAAGACATGATCGAAAAAGTAGGCAAACTACAGAACGAACAGCTTCCTGCACTTATTGACACTATCCGTGATCAGATTGGCGCAGCACAAGCAGATCAATTCAAAAACTCAGTAGGACAAGTATTAGGAACATTATCACAACAACTTAACCAATCACGCGATGGCGTAGACGGCGCAGCTCGCGCATTAACCGGCGAAGCTCAAGAAGAACCAATGGATATGTCGGGCGTAGCAGGAGCAGAAGGTATGCCTGGTGCAGGACTTCCAGACGAAATGGGCGGCGCAGATGAGTTTGGCGGTGAAGCTCCTCCAGATGAATTTGGCGCAGATGATGCAGCCGCAGGTGGTCCGGAATCACTTGGTAGAGAGCGTCGTTAATGAAAATAAGAGAAATAGTATTTGAAGATGCATCAGCAGAAGATCAATTAGGTGGCGGCGAAGATACACTATCTTCAAATCTTATGCCTGTTCTTATGTTCTTAAAGAAGCGTTCTGAAGATAAAGAACTATCTGCAAAACTACGCACCGATAGCTTGATTCAATTGGTTCAGAACGCTGGCGATACTACATTCGATTATAATGCACTTGTTGACGCATTCGAAAACAATGACGCAGTAAAAGACCTAATCAAAACCTTCAATAAAGATACAATCGAGCTTGCATCTGATTCGGATGAAGATTCCGATGAAGAGCATACTGGCGACGGCGAAGATAGCGGTGAAGAACACACGTCGCCGGAACAAGATTCGGAAGAAACAGTTTCGAATATGGCAAAAAGCGCAGCAAAAAATCGCCAATAAACTTGCTTTTTGATGGTATGTTGTTATACAATTAATGCATGACACTTATAACTAACCCACAAAAACAAATACCGATTGTAGAAAAATTCACGTATCAAGCAATGTCCAGAGCCATAGTAGATGGCAAACGATTATATGATACTCCTGACGGTAGCAAACTCCCCTCGGTCACAACTATCTTAGATAAGACCAAGTCTGAGGAATCTAAAGCAGCCCTACAAAATTGGCGTAAAAGAGTAGGACATCAAGCAGCCCAAACTATCACAACAGAAGCAGCCGGAGTTGGAACGACGATGCATAAGATGCTCGAACAATATTGCTTGGGTGAATCCAAAGCCCCAGGAACAAACACTGTTCAACAGATTGCTCATCCAATGGCACAACAAATTATAGAAAAGGGCCTAGTTCATATGGACGAGATATGGGGAACGGAAGTCCCCGTTTACTATCCAGGACTCTATGCAGGGTCAACAGATTTGGCTGGTATTTGGAACGGAAAAGAGTCAATTCTCGACTATAAACAGACCAATAAGCCTAAAAAGGACGAGTGGGTTGAGGATTATAAGACTCAGCTTGTTGCCTATGCAATGGCACACAACGAAGTACATAAAACAAATATACGCACTGGCGTTATCTTAATGTGTAGTCGAGCATGTGAGTATCAACAGTGGGTGGTCGAAGGCGATGAGTGGGATATTTATGTAGAAAAATGGTTGGCGAGGGTTGAGAAGTTCTATCGCCTCTCTTAGCATAAATACATGATGAGATCCATAGAATTTATAAGCGAAATGCCTTGGCGAGGTCCAGATTATTCTAACCTTGCAAAAAAGTTTGGGGAAGAACACTCTGAGTTGTGGCTAACACACGGGAAATATATCGCAGATATTGAACAATATCAAGTTAGACAATATAATGACTATTATTCTTTATGGTACAGGAATCAACTAATAGCATATACTTCATTGAATGATAAGAACATAGTCGATGATATTTGGGTTAAAGAAGAATATAGAGGACAAAAGATATTTTCTAAAATGCTCTGGTTTTATAAATCAAGATTGGCGAAAAACCCATTATTTTTGGGTAAGATACATTCTCCTGATATGCAAGAAGTAGTTAAGGGATTATCAAGATTTAAGAAACAATGGCATAATATCAAAGCTGGGCAGAATGAACCATTTGATATTGATACATTAAATAATTTTTACAGTAGTGGTGGATCTACGGATTGGCGTATTATGATAGAAAATACTGGCGATTTTTCTGACTGGCCAATGTTTAAGACAGGTTCATCATACATTAAAGAAGATTATACAGCAATTATTGAGTAATTAGGACATAAAACAATGGCAATTTTACAAATCAGTCGCATACAACTTCGAAGAGGATTACGATCAGATTTATCTTCAAGCACACTAACAAGCGCAGAACTTGGTTGGGCAGTTGATACTAGAGAATTATATATTGGCAATGGAACGTTATCTGAAGGTTCTCCTCTTCCTGGACAGAGTACTAGAATACTAACTGACTTAGATTTAGCAGGCATTTCCGGAAACGGGGCAGCCATGTTATATACACCGTTATCTGCAAATGTTTCTGTACCGACTCTATCCACAGTAATTGACAGTAATTTCAGTTCAGTTATAATGAGTTACTCAATTACTCGTGATTTAGATGAGAGAACAGGATCAATGAAAATAGCAATGTTGTCCGATGGTTCTGCAGTAGCATACGAAGATGATTACGTTGAAACAAATAATCTGGGTATTACGTTGATACCAAACACAACTATTACGGCAAACTCACTGAGCATGACATACACATCATCTTCAGGAAATCCTGCAATACTTACCTACAACAGCATATCATTTATATAAGATAAACAAGAAAACACAAATCGAACAGTAAATAGTTTGGTTACTCAGCGTCACTCGTAAATACAATACAATAAAAAAGGCAATATGATAAAAACTATTTTGAAACGTAACGGTACTACGGAAGAATTCATTCCTAGTAAATTAAATGGGTGGGGAGTGTGGGCAGCAAAAACTCTCGGACCACATGTAGATTGGTCAACCATAGTAATTGATACAGTTAACCAATGTCCAGAGGAATGCACAAGTCAACAGCTACAAGAAACATTAATTAAAGTGTGTCTGAGTAAGAAAACTTGGGAATACAATAGAATGGCCGGTAGACTATATGCGTCATTGATTGAGCGCATAACTTACCCTGACGGTCGCCCTACCGTAAATGATCTACATAGATCATTGGCCACTGATGGTTTAATGGTAACATTAGATTACTCAGACGAGGAATACAGTGCAGTGGAGAAGATAATTGACCATAAGCGAGATCTTAAATATCCACATTATCAACTAAATCAAATCAGATACAAATATTCTTTACGCAACAAGCTGACAGGTAAAGAATATGAATCTCCGCAGTTTGTTTATATGCGTATGGCAATGGCTCTTGCCGAAGACGAAAATCCAGCGGAACGTTTAGTTCATGTGAAGGCATGGTATGATCACTTTAGTTATAATCGCATTAACTGCCCAACACCAAACTTCGTAAACCTTGGAACAAAATTAAACGGCTACGCATCTTGCTGTCTTTACACTACGAAAGATTCTGCTCCAAGTTTAGCAGCAGGTGATCACATTTCATATATGATGACATGTATGAGTGCAGGTATCGGAACACATATTAAGACACGTTCGTTGGGTGATTCAATTAGAAGCGGAATGATCCAGCATCAAGGAAAGCTTCCATATTATAGATCAATGGTTGGTGCTATTCAAGCTAATCTACAAAATGGGCGTGGCGGAGCAAGCACTGTTCATTACACGGCTTATGATCCAGAAGTAGAAGTAATTCAGAAATTACGTCACCCAATGACACCAGCAAATAAAAAGATTGGTGGATGTCATTACAGCTTTGGTTCAAACAAGTTTTTTGCCCGCAAAGTAGCAAAGAAAGAAGACATTTACCTCTTCTCTATTGCCGATGCTCCCGACTTATACGAAGCACAGTACAGTAGTGATACATCCGAGTTTGAGAGACTATATAACGAATATGTCGAATCGGGAAAAGCAACCATCAAAGTAAATGCTCGTGAGTTGTTGCTTGGTGCCTTAACACAGAGCTACGAAACTGGTGTTCAATATCTACATATTACTGATATGATGAACCAGCATACTCCTTTCTTAGAAAAAATCTATTCAAGCAATTTGTGCCAAGAGATTGACCTTGTAACTAAAGGATACGAGAGCGTAGCAGAATTGTATAAAGAAGAATACGAAGAAGGCGACGGAGAAATTGGTCTTTGCAGTATTGCGGGCATTATCGTCAGTAATATTGAGTCAGATGATCAATACGCCGATGCAGCCTACTATGCACTGAAGATGATTGACAAATGTATCTTCAAAAGCGACTATGTGTTCCCTAACTTGGAACACACAGCAAAAGCAAGACTGAGCGCAGGTGTTGGTATATTAGGTCTTGCACATCTAATGGCGAAGAAAGGTTTCTTATACTCAGAGCAAGGCGGTAGGGATTTTATTCATGAGTTATCAGAGACTCATATGTGGCACTTAATCAACGCAAGCCTAAGATTAGGCAAAGAGCTAGGGAATGCTCCTTGGATGCACAAAACAAAATGGCCACAGGGATGGTTACCGCTTGATACATACGAAAAACGTGTCGATGAGTTAGTTACAGTAGAGAACAAGCGTGACTGGGACTTATTGCGTAAAGACATTATTAAGAACGGTGGTATTCGTAATTCAGTGTTAGTTGCACACATGCCAGGAGAATCCTCAACTATTTCATCTGGCACCACAAACGGGCCGTACCCAATCCGTGAGTTCTATTTAATGAAAACAAACGATACACTAATCAACCATTGGTGTGCTCCTGACGCAACAAAGTTAAAGAACAAATATCAATTCGCATGGGATATAAAAACTAGCGACATGATTAAAGTTTATGCTATTATGCAAAAATGGTGCGATCAAGGAATTAGTGCTGACTTCTTTGTAAAAATACAAGGTGACCAGAAAGTATCTAGTACGGAAATGATACAAGACTACATAGATATGATAAAGTATGGAATGAAATCACGCTATTATGTAAATAGTTTAACAAGCAAGGGCGTTGAGCTTGGATCAAATGAAAATGCAATTGAAAGTAGTAACGCTATTACAAGCGACACAGTATCTGATTCAAATAATGGCGACGACTACTGTGAGTCGTGCAGTTTATAACAACACAACGAAGAAAGAAGACAAATGACAAAAGTATTTAACGTAAATAAAACAGTAAAACAATATCACGATAAGTCACCGCTATTTTTTGGTGAAGATCCTGGTGTGTTTGACACAGTAAATAAACACTATCCTAAAATTTGGGCAATCTATAAAACAATGAAAAGCTTAGACTGGTCAGAGGATGAGTTTGACTATAGTCAGTGCAACTTAGATTTTAAGAACTGTCCTAAGTCAGTGTATGATATGATGATACGAACACTCGCGTGGCAATGGGAAGCAGACAGTGTTGCATCAAGAAACATTGCTCCTGTACTAGCTCCATTCATTACTGATAGTTCATTGTGGGCAGCATGGCAAAGAATTTCAGATAACGAGGTTATTCACTCAGCAACCTACAGTGAAATTGTTCGTATGAGCTTTGATAATCCAGAGTTAGTATTAACAGATATCCTTGCAGTAAGAGAAAGCTTAGTTCGCTTAACTACTATCAAAGAAGTATTTGATGATGTATTCAAAGTTTCACATCGTTATGCATTAGGAGAGATGACAGCAGAACAATCGTATGATTCACTCTTTATGGCAATCATTGCATTGTTCTTATTAGAGAGAGTGCAATTTATGGCAAGCTTTGCAATCACATTTACTATTTGCAGCACGGGCTGGTTCCAAAGTATTGGAAAAGCAGTTCAAAAGATTGCACAGGACGAGCTTGAAGTACACGTTGAGCTCGATAAGGAAGTATTGAGAGTAGAACTGCAAACTGAGCGAGGTAAAGAAGCATATTTAAGATTAAAGCCGCGTATTGAAAAACTATTTAATGACATAGTTGAATCAGAGATGGTGTGGACTGACTATTTGTTTAGTGAAGGCAGAGAATTAGTTGGAGCAAATGCAGCCACAGTTAAGTCGTGGGTAATGTATAACGCAGCACCAGTTCATAAATTTTTAGATCTGGAAAGCGAGTACAAGTTTCCTCGTCATAATCCAATGCCTCACATGGAAGACTGGATTAATATTAGTAAGACACAGGCAGCACCACAAGAACAGGATAATAACCAGTACAAGGTCGGAGTAGTAACTAAGGATGACGACGATATTATGTTTGACACCGACTTTTAATTTATCGTCTCTAACAATAGAATAAATACTATTATAGTTCAAGGAATAGTATGAATAATGAGGCGGAATTCAGAACAACTTATTTGTGTATTAAACAGCATTCTGTAACAGGCTTAAAATATTTTTGTAAAACAACGGGTAGTCATGGCAGAGTGATTTCATATAGAGGATCTGGCCGATATTGGAAAAGGCACTTAAAGAAACACGGCAGCAAAGTTGAAACTATTTGGTACTGTTTATTCACCGAGAAAGACGAATTAGTTAAATTTGCGTTAATGTGTTCAGATCAATGGGATATAGTAAATGCCAAAGATAGTTTAACTGGCAAAAAGATATGGGCAAATGAAAAACCAGAAAACGGGTTAGATGGAGCAACACCAGGAAGCAGACACTCAGACATAACCCGAGCTAAAATATCTGAAGCAAGACAAGGTCAACCAGCACACAATAAAGGTAAGCCAGGAGTAGTAGCATGGAATAAAGGAGTAACCGGAATTATTAAAGATTCCGAAGAAACAAAAATTAAAAAATCAATATCGCATCTTGGAGATAAGAATCCAATGTTCGGCAAAATAGGCGAAAAGAATCCAAGATTTAGGATAGCTAGATTAAAAATAGAGTGTCCTTATTGCCACAAATTAATTGCTCAGGGAAATTATTCTCGATGGCACGGCGAAAACTGTAAATTAAAAAACTAAAGGGAATATAATGCCGTTATATACATACAAATGCACTAAATGTGAAAACATAGAAACAAAGATTAGAAAAGTTACTGAAAGTGATTTGCCTGCAAGTTGCACAGACTGCGGCAGCACAATGCGTAAAACATTTGATCAATCAGGAACAAACTTTATTCTTAAAGGTAACGGGTGGTTTAAACCTACTTCGTCAGGAACAGAATGAAACTCTTTAAATATGAAGATCGCCATGAAGGATGCAGAACACCAGCTGATGTCATAATTTGCTTCGGGAAACAGATTGAAGGAAAAGACTATCACAACGGCTGGCATCTTACTGTCATACTTCCTTTTATAAAGAAGAATGTTAAAAATTACGTCGATCCGATGACATTTGATACTCGTTCAGAAAGATGTTCGTTTCATTTTAGGATCATTAGACGAAAATTTAGGGGTCGTCAGAAATATAGTAATCTATACTGCCAAACATGGCAACCAATTAAAAAGGAAAAAACATGTTATTAAATAAAAAGAAATACAAATCAGGAGACATCATCTCAATGAAAATTTCAAACGGAGATGAGGTTGTTGCTAAGTTCGACGAAGAAACAGAAACTGGATTTATGATTAAGAAACCAATGACAGTGATGCCTACTCAACAGGGTATCGTATTAGTGCCTACAATCTTTACAAGTGAATCAGAGTTGGCAATGCCAATACATTTCCAGCATATTATGCTGCACGGTTTAACTATGCGTGAAATGTCTGATCACTATATTCAAAAGACTACAGGCATTACATTAGCGAAAGCATAATGTCAGCAGTATCGTCTACATCAAAGTTAGTAATAACGCCCAAAATAACTCCTATCTACACCGAGTTTACGCCGTTTTCGCTAACTGTGACATATACGATTGAAGAATCTGGATTAGGTTCTGGTGGTATAGGAATCGGAATTACTCCCACGCAGCCCGAGATTGTTAGTGCTGTATTGGTAGACTCTGGCATAACTATCGCAACTCATTTATCTGATATTCATATACCATCTAATTCCTTTGTCATTTCTGGGCAATTCCAAGACGTGTTTAGTCGAATACTTGATTATCTTGACGTTAACAATGCATATAAAGAGACCACCTCTTTCGGCAAATTACCAGAAACTTTTAACTCTTTGTATAAATACATAGCACCAAGTGTTTCAAGCAAAACAGTACAGGTCGATGTGTTATTTTCGGACAATTCAACACAGAAATTTGATATAACTGTATTAACGGATTATGTATCAGCAAATGCATCATTAGTTGCAAGTGTTAAAAAGGGGAAATTTTAATGCCCGCTCCAGTTAGAAAAGGTGTAGATCTAAGCGCAGGACACTGTCACGGTCCACTAACTCCTATAGAAGGATCATCCACTGTTATTATTAATGGTATCTCAGTTCTTAGAGTAGGAGATCACTACACAACACATGTATGCAATGACGGACAAGACGTGCAAGAAGCTAAAGCAGTCGGAGCTTCATCTACAGTTCAAGCAGAAGGAAAATTCATACATCGCATAGGGGATGCTATATCATGTGGTGATATAGCAGCAGCAGGATCACCGAACGTTTTCGTGGGCTGACACCATGTCAGAGATTAGAGATCATTATCAAGAGATGATTAAGTACGGAGAATCCATCTCAACTAAAAAATTTACAGTACCAGAATTTACAAGATTAATACGCAGTCTTATTGCAACTACTGACATTCGTGTTAGAACAGCAAGAGATAAATCTATATTAAAAAACCACATTGTGATTAGTGGCACATATGATCCAGAAGATGACGAATCAAATATCCCGCCTATTGTGATATATGTCACATACAGCAATACTCAGAAAAAAATTCTAATGAAGGATATAGATTGGCCAAAGTTATGTCTTGATCTAATAGAATGTTCCGGGCATGAAATTGTACATCAGACACAATATAGATTGCGTGGTTTTGATATTGGCCACACTATTTTTGTAAGCTTATCGACAGAAGAAAGCAAAAGATTAGAACAGGAATACTTGGGCAACTCAGATGAAGTAGAAGCTTTCGGTTATTCAATCGCAGTAGATATTCTAATTAAAGAGTATCCAAAAAAGATAACAATTAAACACATATCTAAGACTGCAATGTTTAAATGTTATGAGGCAGCTTTTGGAAGAGAACATAAGGTAGTAAATCAACTATTATTATATGTTGTTAAGTATTATGAAGCACTAGCAGAGGGCAGTCATGAAAGAAGATTACAAGAAGTTGAATGAGGTTGATACAGAAGACGAAGTTGATCTAGAAGAAATTGGGTTAGATGATTATGCAATAATACTTGATGCTGACGGAAATCTTAAATCCATTCTAATGCCCGAAGTATATGATGAGATTCCAGAAAAGCTAATTGAGATTTTTAAGCTATACGGAGTAACTGATATAGAAGAAGTACATGCTCGACTAGGGCACGTCGTACACTAAACAACCTGAGCTTTATCTACAAGCTGGGAAAGAGAATTAAAGTTTTCTTTTGCTATCTTATTTGACGATACAATCTTCTCAAGAGATACATCGTGACCACCTGCTCTTACACGCTGTCTGACTTGATCAATTGCTTGCTCAATGGGAACATCGACTAAAATAAGCGTAACAACGTATCCATAGTCATGCGCTAAGGCAATCTTATTTTGTTGAGCCTTGAGATTAGTACCTGTTGTCGGATGAACTACGTTTTCTTGTACTTCAAACGATGATATTATTAAGGGCTTAATTTGAGAAATAGCTGCATCCAGACCTACTTCGCCTTTAATAGCGTCGACGTCAATAAGTTCGTATCCAGAGTAGGGTGGATTGTTAGCAATAAAGTGGTTCTTACCGCTTCCTGCACCGCCCATCACAATTACGAATTGGGGTTTAATTTCTGATAGTTGCATTCAGTATTTAGTTGAAAACACAGGATTAAATTTTAAATCATTGATTCTAAAAGTGATTAAAATCACAAAAACCTTGACTTTTCTTACCGAAAGCGTATAATAGAACTGTTGCCTAATTAAGGAGAAATAATGAACCGAAGTCAGATATTCTTAGCACTTGCCCTCACGATGACAGCAATGACAGCATCAGTATATGCCTGCGGCGAGATCACTCCAAACAGAGAGATAACAAAAACTGTGACGCGCCTTGCTTACAGTGATTTCCCAAGAGCATCAGATGTTTTCGCAATTATGCGTAACGAGTCTTCAATGAACCCACTCGCTAGGAACCATACTGCAAGAGAATCGTCCAATGGACTAATGCAAGTCCAAAACGGATCCTTCAACATTCACACAAACATTGCTCAGGGAATTGCAAAACTTCGCGAATATTACAAACTGACACACTCAGTTCGCGGCGCAGTTGAATCATACAATATCGGCCCTCGAAATTACCTTAATCATAAGTTGCGTTATAGCGGCGAAGCATACTACGACAAATTCTTGCTTCAAAAACGAGTTTATGCACATTGGCCAAAAGGCAAGTTGGTAAAACTCGGCAAGAAACTTGGCTGTGGTCGAAACAACGGTGTTCCGTACTGGTTGCAAAAACGTTTAGCAAAGTAAGAGGTCATTGTGGCAAAAAAAATAGATAAAGCAATTGAGTATGTAAAATCTCGTATTGATGATTATGCTCATCCTGGTTCATATCAGGAGCAGGAGTGGTATGCAAAATGTGAAGCAAAGGTTGACATACTTGAAGAAGTTTTGGCTCGTCTTGAACAAATCAAAAAAGGCGAATAGTGTTAAAAATTAGAAATACTCCCAAGAAACTTCTTAGTTGCGGCTTCATTGGCCTAAGAATTAAGAGTCAATATGAGATGAAAAATCGCACAGAAATATGTGACTGGATATTGAGTCTTCTCGGCGAGGATGACTACTACGCGCAGCACGACGGCGTATATTTTGTTCGCATAGACGGCATTGAGTCAATGTTGCTACTAAAATACCCAGAGTCAATTAAGAAAATTTATACTAACCCAAGAGAGTGGGCAAAGGAATAATATGGCAAAAATATCAGCAGTAACAGAAGTTGAATGGACTGAATACGAACGTGGCTGGGGTCAACGGCCTGACGGGTTTTCGTATCATCGCAGCATTGCCGAAGCAAACGAATATATCGACGCCTATTGGGTGAAGCAGCCAAAAGAAACACCAGAATGCTACTCCTCGCCTGGCAGGCCACAGCTTGTTCAGGTCAACGACGTGTTTGAGTTGTTAGTTGAGGGAAAAGGCATTATATGGACCGACAAGACATGCAAGATCTAAAGTTTGCGGTAAGTGTGCCAAAATTTATTTTTTCAAATAACTCGATGATAAGAGTTGAATGGTGCGAAGAACACGTCGGCGAAATATATAAATCGTGGACAATTAAGTTACCTCTTGGAGAAGGAAACGATCGGAAAACTCTTTTCATGTTTCTCAATGAACAAGATGCAATGTTATTTGCATTGCGGTGGGCCAACGTAACTGTATAATGGCAAAATCGGAAAAAGAAATGATCTTTAGGGTAGGTGTGCCAAGCGTTCGTTTTGCCGATCGCACCCATGTCCGAATTATATGGTGCGAAGAAAACATTGGCGAGAGACATGAGTTATGGACAACAGAAGCCACGTCATATGATGAGTGGAAAATAGACGAAGACGAAGATGAGAATAATATTTTGTATTACTGCTTTGTCAATGGACACGATGCAACATTATTTGCATTGCGTTGGGGAGGTATAAAATTATGACAGAATTTATTGTTGAGCGTGGGACAAACGAAGAATACGAGCATATGATTAAAATCTATGAATGGTGCGAAAATGTATTTGGCAAAATGGAATACAATGGCGTATCGTGGATGGTTGGGTGGGCAGACGGACAACAACCTGACCGTGTTAAATTTAGGTTTTATTCTGACGAAGAAGCAGTGGTGTTTAAATTAAAATGGATGTGAATCCATTTAACATTGACGCAGAGACAACAGCGAGAATGCTGTTGGGTTATTTGATCGTTCTTATATATCTCATATTCTTAATTCTTAGTGCTCTTCCTCTTGTACCATTTGGTATCTTTGATTTTTTAAAAGAGATGCTCACAAAAAAGAATTGTTTGATATGTCACCGTGCAGTAGATTTTTGGATTAAATTCACCGACAAAATAGAATTTCGCCTGCATCCAATAGTTTATAAGATTTCGGTATCAGATAAACTAAAAATGTTGCGAGAACTGGCTAAAAACAACGAAGACGAATAGCTAAACTGTTGATTCCATAGATGGTAAAAATCGCTTGACTTTTCGGTTAAATGCTGTATAATAGCATCATACAGTTAATAAAGAGAGCGCAAAATGTTATCCAAAGAAGCCATTGTAAAATTGCTTGAAATAAATGACAAAGCAGTTGCTCACGCTCTTGTGGTGCTCTACAAAAATCAAACAGCAGACGAACAAAGAACAGAAGATACGAAATATCGTAATGGCGAAGGATTTCGCCCGTGCCACGCCCGAGTAGGGACATCGATGGCAACATTTTATTTGAATCGTGGATTTTTGACGGCAAAGCAAGTTGCATACTGGCGCAAAAAGATGAAAGATGGCAATATGAAAATTGGCATCTACTGGAAACAACTGGCAATCGCCGCTGAATCTAAGAAAGCAGGAGTATAAAATGGCACGAGAAAAAGCAGCAGACCGTCGCGCACGTGAAGAAGCAGAACGTGCAGCATTGATGCAGGCTCGTCGGGAAACATACCCTCGGCGTTTCCGTGAAACAGTCGCAGCCGCAGTGAACGAAGGTTTTGAGTTGACTAAAGTCGACGTCGACTATGGAAAATACACGTTTTACGACCGCGACGCAGAAACAGAATATTATGTCTACGATGAATTCGGCCTTGCTGGTCAAAGTGATTGGTCTCTCGAAGAGCTTGAGCGAGCAGTGAACCGCAAAATCGATGATCGATTGGAAGCACAGCGTCGTTATGAAAAGCGTCAGGCTGCTCTTGCAAAACTTGACCCAGAAGAACGCGAGCTGTTGGGATTGAAGTGAAAAGAACCCTAATGACCGGCACAAAGGAACAGTAAGATGGAACACGAAATGTTTAAGCGGCTTTGTTACAACGTAAAAAAGCGCCTTTCTATCATGCCAATGTATGAACAATGCGAGTTGGCAGATGAACTTGATCCTGTGTGGTATGCAGATTGGTGTGAGCGCGAAGGTGCTGATGAAGAATTAACTGCATACTTGTATGAGTTGCTGAAATGATCGCAAGACGCGTTGGTCCTACTCTACGATATGACTGGTTTATCTGTCTTGCTCGTCACCCTGATCACGTTAACCGTGACCCGCGTAGGGTATGGCAATACGAATGCTGTTCGGGGAAGCACTCGTCAGAAGAATATTCCCCTGCTACCAGATATGACTGGAAAACAGACAAAGTTATTGTTGACCGCACATTTGATGGTGCAGAGTTGGGCGACATAATTTACTACTTTGAGAACGAGCAAGATATGCTGATGTTCAGTTTACGCTGGCAATAACAGGAGAATCAGATGCACGATTTAATTTTAGTAGGGAAGATGATTAGTTTGTTTATAGCCATTGCTTTTGGATTTATTAATATAGCCAAAGTAACATATAGGCAGGATATTTCAGAGGCAAACAACTATTTAATGTCTGCAGGGATAACGATCTTCGTTACGTTGCAGTGGTTGATTTAAGGAGAAGATAAGATGGAACCAGAATTTCTTTATATTGGTTGGAGCACTCTCATGGAGAACGGCACCAAACACGATAAAATTTGGACTGCATTCAAAATGGGGAATGCTTATTATGCTGGCTGGGGAAGGCGCGATAAAAAGCTTTCCTTTAAGAAACATGATTCGCAACACACTCTTGCAGCAGTTCAGAGAAAGAAACAGAACTCAACAGTTCGCGGCGAAAAAGAATACAACGAAGTTGATGCATTTCAACTTTTTACAATCTTTCCTAACTTTAAGGACGACGTCGAGAAGCACTTGATGATGGCCGTTCTTTCTAACAAGGTGAAGTAATATGTCAAATTCAGTGAGCAAGAAACAGTGTAGTCTAAAGCGCCTTATGCGAGCAGAGCAAGAGAAGCTCGGCCCACTCTCTTATGTGGGGATGTGCTCTGATAGCCACTATGCAGATTTCAATCGCGCGTCTGATGAATTCTATCGTGGTCCTATGCGACACGGCAACAACAGGCACGGCATCGCAAAAGAAAAAGTAATTGATCGTCGCATTGATCGTAAGCGCAATAACCGAGAACTGCTTAAACAAATAAAGGATGAAGAATAACATGAGGAAACTTTTTATCGTTGCCATAAGCGTAAATGCACTTGCGGCGGTTATATCATTTTTGACACACAGCTGGGTTAATTTAGCAATTAACGCGTCGATGCTGGTATTGTTAGTTTCAATGCTACCGAGGGGAAAACAATGAGCGATTTACGATTTTATACATTCGTCAATTTTTACCTGTCGAGCATCCAGCAGGGCGTTCAGTCGTTTCACGTGTTGCACGAAATGTTTAACAAGTATCACGCAATAGCACTAAACATTTCTCTTCGAGATGATCAGAAACTTGCTGCATCTAAGCGTCTACGCGACTGGTCAACAAATCACAAAACGCTAATCGTGCTGAACGGCGGAGCAAATGCAGACATCGAAGACACATATTACAAACTCGAGGAACTGTCTCGGTCACTTTCATTTCCGCTGCCATTTGCAAAATTCAACGAAGATAGCAAGTCTCTTGGCGGAATTATTACTGCCTGCGGTTGCGTGTTGCCTCAAGAAATCTACGAAGCAGTTGATTTTCGTAAAGCATCCGACTTGCTTGATGCAAGAGCATTTATGCCGCAATCGACATATGAGGCGCGCGAATGTTTCTTCTTTATTAACGATAACGTCATTACTGCACGTTATTTACCAGGAACAGCAGAGCATGAACTCATCGCTTTGCTTAAATCTTGCTCATTGGCACGATAATTTACGAAAGGAGCTAATTATGGTTTTAGTAGCAATCAAGTCTTTCTTTAAAAAGAAGCGTATCATCAAAGTTCGAGGAAAATATATTCCTCAAATTCGTAAAAAACTAACGTGGTATGGGCTTTCTCAAAGAGATACGAATCAATGGGCGGACCGAGATTCTCAACTAAACTACTGTTCTTATAACACTCTCGATGAAGCAACCATTGGTATGTATGATACACTGGCTCGGATTGAAAGAGAAAAACAAAGAAAAAAAGAAAACACAAAAGTAACAATCTATGAGCCAGAGCCAGAAGCATGGGTCAAACTTAAACAAAAATAATCCTTGACTTTTCGGTAAAAGAGTGTATAATATAACTTGTAAATAAAGAAATCGATCAACTTAGGAGACTAACATGGAAGACCAAAATGAAAAACACAGCGAAATACTTGCAGATTTGCTCGATCAAAATGTTTCTGAAGATGAGTTGTTATTGCTCTTGAAAGACCTGCAATACATTTTCACGCCGACTGATTTCGACGACGCAATCAACGCAGCGGTTGGTCGCAGTTTCTACATCGAGGCACCCGAACAACGCCTCAACTAATGGATAAATCACCAAAAGAGTATTTAGATATAATTGGTCGCCCTCTTAAAGTCGGCGACCATGTTGTTTCATTCAACAACATTTATAAGATTATGGGATTCAGATTCAAAGGAAGAGATGCAATTATCTTTCTAAGAGAACCGTCGCCTACTACTAAAAAGAAAAATCAACCTTGCAACTCTCTTGTTCTCTTGCCAGAAGAAGACATGATCATGTGGATCTTGAAGAGGCAAGCAAATGAAGGATAAAAACGGCCGCAACATAGAAGTTGGCGATTGCGCCTTCTCAGTTCTCGGCGGTGGCATAATGTATGATTATGGTGTCTTTGATGTTGTTGAAATTAGATCACTGAAGACTTCTGTATACAAAATAAGAACAGATGCTGTGCTACTTAAATTAAAAGGTGGAACCCTGCAATGTTGGCAAAATGCAGTTGATATCATTGCAATGACCGAAGAAGAGGCAGTCTTTGAACTGTTAAAAAATGATAGCGTACGATATAAATGGTAATCAAATACTTATTGGTCGTTTAGTATTAAACACTGCGGGACGATGTTTTGTTGTTCAGGGATTAGATGAGTATGAAGGAACCACAATCGTTCTGACTCGTCCTTTTAAAGAAGAATATTTGTTCCCTGTCGGATTACAGTGGTCACACCACCCAGAGAAAGAACTAATAATGCTTTCTGAAGAAGAAACAACAATGTATTTATTAAAAAATGCCAACTGATAAAAACGGAAAAAAAATTAAGATCGGCAATATTCTTGGATATGATAATTATCTTGGAACAGTTGTTGCCGTAGATAAAACCAGACTTGAGATGCTTCTTCGTCCTTATGAATCAGTTGTTGTTAGAATACCGCAAAGTAGAATTAAAGATGTAGAAGTGCTAACTGAGGAAGAAGTTACTATTTTTCTCTTAAAGAGCTGTGCAAATAGATGACTTCTATTAGGGTCGGAGACTGGGTTATGTGGTCCAACTATGTTTGTAAGGTTATCAACGTTGAGGATATTCTTATAATACGTGGAGCAGGATTTAATTACGACTTCAGACTAAGCACCTATCGATCATCAGAAATGACAGTAATTACAGAAGAAGAAGCAGCTATGCTCATTCTCAAAGGTCATACAAAGAGTGATAATTGATAAAGAAACACAATTGAGTATAGGGTCTTGGATTTATTGGGCTGACAACGTCTGCCAAATAATAGCAGTAGAACCCAGATATATAACTCTACAAATAATAAGTGAAAGAGTTAAACTCCCAACCACGATGATTGTTAGAGAATCAGACTCACTTACCGAAGAAGAGGCAATAATGCGTATTCTGAAAGGAAATCGAAATTCTGTATAAATACTTGTATGTCCAACTCATACCAAAATTTCGGAAATAACCTGTTATTTAACCCTCTAACTAAGGCGCAACGCCGAGACCGTAAGTTGGGTGTCGAAGCAGCACCAGATAGACAGAGTGTTGGAACAAACAGTTATCGTCCATACAACCAATACACGTCACCCGGAACGGTTTCTCCAACAGAACCGCACCCATTCACAAAAGACCCTAACTATGTTAGCGGTATCGGTAAGGACGCAACAGTTCTTTAATCGTTCGGTTTTCTTGATTTCCTGTATTAAAGTCGTATATACTATTTTTAATATTTGGTAAATATTAGATACACTTGATATCTCTACCACAAAAGGAAAATTAATGTTTGTATCACTGATTACTTTGTTTGCCGCACTATCTTTGTCTGCTGTAAGTGCTTATTATAGCGTATTGGGACTGGTCGCAATCTTTGCAGCTATGCCACTTCCTATCATAATAATGGGAGCCACGTTAGAATTCTCGAAGATTGTTACGACGGCATGGTTGCATTATAACTGGGATAAGTCACCGCTAAGACTAAAACTTTACTTGGTTCCGGCCGTTATCATATTGATGGGAATTACCAGTATGGGGTCGTTTGGTTTCTTGAGCAAGGCTCACTTAGACCAGGCTGTTCCGTCAGGCGATATTGCAGCTCAGGTTTCTGTGTTTGATGAGAAAATTCAGAACGACAGAGATAACATTGCAAGCGATAGAAATCTTATAAAACAATTAGATGATGTAGTAAATAACGAAATATCTCAGGGCACAAGCAGAGATATAAAACTTAGAGATGGGCGAACATATACTCAGAGCGCAGCAGAGAGAGCTTTATACATTCGTCGCAGTCAATCAAAAGATAGAGCAAGGTTATCCGACGACATAGATAGGGCGCAAAATGATATCGTTAAATTGCAATCAGAGAAAGCACCAATTGCGAGCAAATTAAGAACTGCGATTGCAGATGTTGGGCCAATACAGTATATTGCAGCAGTTATTTATGGAGCAAACCCCGACCAAAATACTCTTGAAGCAGCAGTCAGACTTGTAATTATTATTATCGTTGTTGTGTTTGATCCGCTTGCAATTATGCTATTGCTTGCGGCAACAACTTCGATGGATTGGATTAAAGAAGAACGAAAAAGAATAGCATCAAAACAAATAGTTGACTTACCTCCTAAAGAAATAGTCGCAGAGAAAATTGTTGTTGATACATCAGAGAGCGATAGACTAGCAGCATTGCTTGATGAGGAAAGAAAGAGAAACGATGAGTTACAGCAGCGACAAGCAGAAACTTCGCAGATTGAGGAGGAAATAACAGAGCTTACTGCGTCATTGAAAAAAGTAACAGACGATTTTAACAACTTGGTTCCTGTTATATTCTCACTTGAGGAAGAGTGTTCTGATTTAGTAACTGCTGATAGCACATTAAGGGGACAGCTTAAAACGCTAATAGATAGCTACGACTCGTTACTTGATGAGAAATCTGAGTTAGAAGAAAAGGCAAAGAAGGCAAGCGAAGAACAAAGTTCTTTGTATGAAGAGATGCTAACAGCATTGCAAGCTGAAATAGATAGCAAGGATACTCAAATTAATTCTGCTCTGTTAGACCTAACAGACTTACAAAAAATAATAGAAGAAAAAAATAATGAGATCGTCATTGCTAAGAAAAATCTAACTGATAAAGAATTATCGTTGACTCAGGAAATATATAATAAAGAAGTAACAATAAAAGACTTATATTCGGCACTTCAAACAGAACTACACGAAAAAAGTTCGTTGCTTGAGCAAATCGAAGAATCTAATTCAATTGATAAAGTTAAAGAACATACTCAAATGGAGAGCAATAGCGATGTCGATAAGGCAGAAGAAAATGTATTTGTAGTAACAGCAGATATGCCAAAAGGAGGAAACGCAAGCTTTGGTGTAATTTTCCCGCCCAATCCAGGTAACGGAGATTTATTTCTAAGAGTTGATTATATGCCAAGCAAGCTGTTCAAGTGGGTAGGCACAAGGTGGATCGAGATTGATAAAGATGTCACTTCAGCTTACGCATATGACAAAGAATATATTCGCTTGCTTGTTGAAAAGATTAGCACAGGCGAATACGACATCGATGATTTAAACCACACTGAACAGGAGCAAGTTGCAAGGTATCTTGATCAACCAAAATAATATTTTCACTGCATTTTAGATATATAAATAATACTAACACTTAATAAGGAACCAATGGCAAACTACCGAAATAACACAACCGATGCAGTAATTTGTGAAGGAAACACCGTTCATGTTCGTGACGGAAAATTCGACCAAGCACTCAGAAAATGGAAAAACAAAGTAAGAGACTCTGGTCTTTTGCTTGACCTACGCAGTAGAGAAGCATACGTTAAACCAACCACACGCCGTAAGGAAAAGATGGCAGCAGGGAAAAATCGTTGGAATAAAAAATTGGCCGCTGAATCAATGCCAAAGAAGATGTATTAAATCGGTTAAATTTCTAACCGGTTATCTTTACTTTTCTCCCATAACCGCGTATAAATAATAATGTAAGATGCTGGATTAGCCGGGTCTTACATATATTGATCTTGCTTAATAAAGGAGAAAAACAATGAATCAATCTACACGTCTCACAACCCTCGATCTACCCTCACTTGTTGCAAACTTACATCGCTCTTCAATCGGATTCGACCGAATGTTCGCCGACTTAGACCGTGCATCCGCTGCATCGGTTTCGGTTAATTATCCACCGTATGATATTGTAAAATTGAACGATATGTGCTATGCTATTCATATAGCAGTTGCGGGATTTAAAGATTCCGAACTCGACATTACATTAGAAAGAAATGTTCTAACGGTTAAAGGCAAACAACAAGAGCGCGAAAAACAAGACTATGTATTTCAGGGAATAAGTGCTCGTTCATTTGAGCGCACATTTAATCTTGCAGAACATGTAGTCGTAAGAGGAGCAAAATGCGAAGACGGAATGCTTATCATCGACCTTGAAGTTGAAGTCCCAGAGGAACATAAACCTCGAAAGATTGAAATTAGAAAACTGAAACAGTTGAAAAAAGCAGAGTAAACTAACGGGCGGGGAAACCCGCCCACACTAAAGGAAATAGCATGGCAATGACAGACACATCAACAAGAGAGAAGATTAAGCCTAAAACTGACTTGGCTCCACCTTCGCTCTATAATGTAATTTATATGAATGATGAGATAACAACAATGGAATTCGTTATCACGAGTTTAGTTGAAATTTTTGATCACTCAGAAGAATCAGCAGCAGAACTATGCGCTAAGGTTCATGAAGATGGATCAGCGGTGGTTGCTGTTTTACCTTACGAGCTCGCAGAACAAAAAGGCATGGACGTGAGTGTTCTTGCACGAAACAACGGATTTCCGTTGCTGGTTCGTTTGGAGCAGGCAATTTAATGGCTCAAGACCTAATGCTCGACTTAGAAACGTTGGATACGAGCCCAACATCAGTAGTATTAACTTTTGGTGCAGTAAAGTTTGATAAGTTTTCAGAAAAGGATCCAGACGATTCGTCTGCAATTTATCTGAGACTTGATATGGACGAACAAACAGCACTTGGTAGGACAATAAATCACGACACAGTTGAGTGGTGGGGAAAGCAATCTAAAGAATCGCAAGAAGAAGCATTCTCAGTAGAGAATCGCATATCGCTTGAAGATTTTACAACTCAACTCAACAAGTATATTGTTGGCGTCAATGACATTTATGCTCACGGGACGACATTTGATATTGTAATTTTAGAAAACTTATATCGCATGTTAGGTAAGCCAATCCCTTGGAATTATTGGCAAATCCGAGACAGCAGAACATTGTTTTCTTTAATAGGAGACCCAAGACCCAAAAATAATTTAGATGCTCATAATGCATTAGCAGATGCCTATCATCAAGCAAGAGGAGTTCAGCAAGTCTTCAAAGAATTAGGGATGTTGGGTGTTAATAGAAAAAATATTTAATCCTACATACCTTTATATTAAGCGACATGCGGTTACCGGCTTATTGTATTTGGGTAAGACATCTGGATCAGAAAATTATCTACTATATGAATATAACGGATCTGGAAATTATTGGGGGAACCACCTACGAATCCACGGAGAAGATCAAGTTGAAACTATTTGGTATTGCTTATATACAGAGAAAGAAGAACTCACTAAGTTTGCTTTAATGTGTTCAGAACAATGGGATATTGTCAAAGCAAAAGATACAATAACCGGCAAAAAGGTGTGGGCAAATGAAAAACCTGAAAATGGATTAGATGGCGGATTTGATTATATCAACAATAATGGATTAAACGGCGGCAGTGTCACAAACAAACCTGGAGACATGACATTTGTAACAATGCTAAGAGAAAGAAAATTGGGTAGATTTAGTTCAGAGACACAGAGTAAATGGGGGAAACTTGGAGGGAAAGCTGCCACAAATCTTCAAAGACAAAATAAAACTGCCTTCTTTGATCCAAACTGCACGGCACGAATAAATTCAAAAACACCAAAAGCTAGAGAAAAACAGAAAAATACATTCAAAAAAATTGGTCATGCACAAGGAAAAAAGAATTCACAGTTTGGGACCTGTTGGGCAACTTTACCTTGGGCACAAATTTCTCGTCGAATTGAAATAGAAAAGTTAGATGAATATATTTCTCAAGGATGGACCAAAGGAATGATGAAAAAGATATATTCTTCAAATAGACTTTTATAATGAATAACCCGTGTGACAAGAATGATATAAATGGATTCTCAGCTCACGGTAGTTGTTGTTGCAATTGTCAGTTTCAACAACCAATTAACGCTCATCCGTGGAATAAAGATCCTTTTGTAAAAGGAAAAGTTACAGAGATAATTGGGTATGGTTGTCTCTGTCCTGAATTTTTCCCTGATATTACATTTATGGAAGACAAGCATTCTTTATGTGAGTGTTGGACAGAAAATACTTATCGAAGAGAAATGACAGAGCGAGAACTCGAGAGAGATAAAGAACGAGTATGGGAAGTGCTAACTTATTTACCAAAGGAACAAGTATGAAAGTTAAGAAGTATATCAATGGCATTCTACCGACAGAAAAGGATAGAGCACTGGCAAGAAAAGATCTAAGAAATAGCGTGAAAAGTATTATCGGCACCCTGTTGCTTATTTCTGTTTTAATTCTTATTTTTCTACATCCAATAATTCTTGCTGTATTGATTGGTTCTGCTCTTGTTATAACTCTTGGATACATACTATGGGCAGCATTTGCTCCTGTCAGGAAAGAAACTAATAACGACGAAGAAGAGGAAGAATAACATGTGGCCATTTAGTAATAAAGTAAAACAGACAGAAGTTGTCGATGAACTAACAGAAGTTGATGATGAACCAAAAGAATACGGCGACGTAGAGATTATATTAATTGATAACGAAGTATTGGAGCTCAAGGTTTGGAATATTCTGACTACCGATCACTTTATTAACTTTCAAACAAGTGATGGGTGGTTAGAGATTAAGATTGATTATGTTAAGTCTATCCGATATAAAGAAATTAGCGAATCAAACGTAGTCTCACTACACAAAGAAGAAGACAATGCGTAAATTAGAAACAGTTACTGGGCAACTCGTTGATTTATCAAACCCTGACCCAAACACTATAAATATTGAAGATATTGCGTGGGGATTATCGCGAATGTCGCGCTTCTGCGGACAGACGGTAACAGCAGTTCCGCCAACAGTTGCTCAACATTGTATTTTTGTTGCTGATTTAATGTTTCACGAATATAAAAACAATGGATTGGCAATGATAGGTTTATTGCATGATGCGGCAGAAACATATATTGGCGATATACCGTCACCGGTTAAACACATTGTATCTATTAGAAAAGCAGTTAAGGAGGTTGAAGATCGACTATTATTTATTGTCAATGAGAAATTTTTAGGTAGACAACCAACAGAAGAAGAACAAAAAATTTGTCATTATTATGATAAGAAAGCGCAGTTTATTGAAGCATATCACTTTATGCATAGTCGTGGTCAACACTGGCCGGAAAAAGAAAATTATCCCGTCTCTCTTAGAGACTTGCAAGATTATCCAGAAATTCTTACTTCAACAGAGGCTTATGAAAATTTTCTAACTAAATTTGCTTTCTTATCAAATACCCAGACTTCAAATAACCAACCTTGATTTTTGCAGGCATTTTGTTTTTGTTGCAAGTTTTTATCAATAGTAACCGTATATGTAGATTTAACTTCTATTATTCTTTTTTCTTTTGATAAGATAATATCTGGGTGGTATAGACTTAATTTAGAATCATATGTTTGATAAGTTATTGATGGTCGATTTTTTAAGAGAATATCTTCTTCTGCATAACCCTCTTTTAGTAAGAGGTCGATTGCCATTGACTCATATCCTTGAACATTATATGTATTGCCAGATGGGAAAGAATAAGATTTATTAGTTCGCTGCCTACTTTGTTGTTTTTCAAACACCTCAGGTATTTTAGAATTCCAGTCTACTCCATATCGTTCCAATAAAGTAGATCTTAATTTTTTGGTGTTATTCCAGTCATCATTATATTTTTGTTTTTTAGTTTTGATTGCTTGCTTTTGTTTGTTGGTGTCTTTCATTGGGTTATCAACACCGAAATTTTTTAAGAATGTTTCTTTTTGTTTTTCAATCTTACACGATGGGCATCTACAAAAACCACGCATATGATAATATGGAGTTTGAGAAAAAATAAAATTATGTTTGATGCATTTAATTTGAACTTCGGCATCTACATTTTGATAATTTACTAAAGAGTAGTCATATTTGTTTTTATGTTGCTTTTCTGATCGATATAGAAATTCATCTAATGTAAGTTTTTTCATAAAGTATTTATACCACGCAATGTAGACTAAATATATTTAACTAAAGGATAATAAATGCATATAATATTTGGCAACTGCAAAAATTTTGATGAGATAAAAGAAAAATATGTCGTTCTTCAACTCGAGACATTTGAGATTGCAGGAAACAACCAAACTGCCTACTGCATCGTAGATCCAGCATCGGTTCCGCCTGAAGAAATGGCCGACATGAAAAGACTCACTGATTTACATCAAGCAGTAATCGAAGCATGGGATAAAGAAGATTACGCAACGGTTCTTTTTGGTATGCCACATCTGATCGGGAAGTTTGGTGGTGAACTGGACAGTTTTTATTCTAATTTAAAAGAACGAATAACTAATTGTGCTGATGGTATTTCGTAAGGTTAGCTACTCCCTTAATTGCTTTGTGACAAACAATACAGGATACTAAAATTTGAGATGGGTGAGTTCCTTCTTTAACTCTTGTAAGAGCAGCATTTTTGAAATTGTTTAGTCCATACTTTGATCCGACGGCGATAATATGATAGTTGATATAGGAGATTGGGGTGCCGGAGATTGGACGACACGTCTATATGAATATAAGGTATGGTGTGATTTTCACTGTGCGGGTCGGTGGTATAGAAAAGCATATTACATGAATTTTGAGATAGATGCCGACGCCTTGCTCTTTACGTTACGCTGGCAAGGCACATCATAGCAACCGAAATAGTTGCAAAATAGCAAGAACCATAGTATAGTAGTTACACAATTTAATTAACTCAATAGAAAGACAACACGATGACAATGTTTATGAAGAACGGCAACACCTTCCGCGCAGCAAATGAAGAAATGCTTGATTTGCACAAAGTCTTGCCGGTCGGTAATTACATTATCAAACAAGATCCGTTTGGTAACTTTTTCTTTGAAATAGTTGACACGTTTGATATGTCACAAAAGATTTATGGCGACACTCTGAAAAATGCTGATCGCATGATCAACACTTTCAATACTCGCCCAAACTCTACTGGCGTGATGCTTGCTGGAGAAAAAGGTTCTGGCAAAACTCTTCTTGCCAAAATGCTGTCTGTTAAAGCAGCAGAGCAAAATATGCCAACAATCATCATCAACACTCCCTTCTCCGGCGACGGTTTTAATTCGCTTATCCAATCCATCGAGCAGCCCTGCATGATTTTGTTTGATGAATTTGAGAAAGTGTATGACAGCAACGAGCAAACAGCAATTCTTACGTTGCTCGACGGCGTATTTCCGTCCAAGAAACTGTTCGTGCTTACTTGCAACGACAAGTGGCGCATTGACGAAAATATGCGTAATCGTCCTGGTCGTATTTTTTACATGCTTGACTTTCTTGGGCTTGATGTTGATTTCATCATTGAGTATTGCAAAGAAAACCTGGATGACCAAGGACAGATCGACAATGTTTGCCGCATTAGCACAATGTTCTCGCAGTTCAACTTCGACTTGCTCAAGGCACTTTGCGAAGAAATGAATCGCTACAAAGAAACAGCGCAAGAAGCAATCAAACTTCTTAACGCGAAGCCACAAGCTGGCGACGGCGGCCGCTACAAAGTGTCGCTGAAAGTTAAGGGCGTTCAGGTGCCCGACAACGAAGTTGCTCCTGCTGAATGGAGAGGTAACCCAATCACTTCTGAAAAATTCAGCATCGCTAAAGTTGATACAGACACTGCTGAAAACATCGATGAATGCTGGGACGAAACACCAGAAAATGGTGCAGCAAGTATGGTTGGACGCGAAGATCAAGACAATGAATACCACTTCACTTATCTTAACTTGAAGAAAGTTGATGCGGCCGCAGGAACATTCGTCTACGCTAACGATGATGGCGCAACAGTTACTTTCACCAAGATCGTACAGACATACAACGCTTATGCCTTCTAATATAAAAGATAAGATGGTTACTACGCTCACTGACGATCACGAATGTCCTGGATGCGGCGCGACATTAAACGCAGCAACTGGGACAGACGGAGAAGCAATTCCTCGTGAAGGCGATTTATCCATTTGCTACAAATGTGGTTCACTGCTAGAGTTTAACGAGGACTTGTCAGTTAGACTTCTTGATTCAAATGATATGAAAAAGTTAGATTGGGAAACTGTCGAAGAACTCGAAAGAATGCAAGACTTTATACGCGATAACAGGTCAGGATCTCACTAAACATCTCCTAAGATGTAGGTTTACCCCAGATAAGTAGTTGATTATTCTGGGGTTTTCTTTGCTTGACATTTCAGCAAAAGAGTGTATAATAGCGTTATTAAGTCAAGGGATATTCAATCATGTCAAAACTTACTTTTTACATTGATGGAAGCGAATCTAAAATAGGAAACACTATCCGTCAGGGTTGGGGAGTTGTTGCGCGACACCTAACCGGAAAGTCAGTAGAGATAAACGGGTTCGTAGATTACAGCATGGAAAAACGACAGGCTGGCGGATTTTACGAACTTCTTGCATTTTATCATGCAGTTCTTCACGCAGAAAAACATAATGCTGATCCAGAGCAAACAAGTTTTTACACAGACTGCTCGTGGGTTGCGTATTCAGGATTTCATTTGGAACGAGCAAACAAGAGTAATCATCGAGCAAACATATACAAACGTCTCACGTTATTTCAAAAATTCTTCTGTCCAAACGACAAACATGCAGTGATAAAATTGATGCGTTGGCTCGCGTTATCACAGATGCACTGGATAAAAGGACACAAACAAATAATAGATAATTGCCGAGCAGACTATTTGGCTCGAGCAGCAGTAAAAGAGAAAAAAATAATGAAGTTCCATTTATGGATAAACAATGGATTCGGCACTTGGGATAGTGTTAACAACTGCGAAGCACAGTGGTTTCCGCCATTCGTAAAATCCATAACGGATAAGAAAAAGAGTGAGTTGGAAAAAGAAAAGACAGTATCTTTTAAATGGTGCAAAACATCTAATGCTTGGGAAATGGCAGAATAGTTAATGCCTAAGTTATCAACTATATCAATTTTTTACAACGAAACTAAGAAATACTTAGTTGACTATGGTTCTCTTAAACAACGTATATGGTGGCTAACGACCAGAACAAAGACTATTTGTGTTTTATATTCGGATGATGACTTGATGTCATATATTCAGTATCGCGATGACCTAATGGAAATAGCCGGTATTCGTGGCATTGATTGGGATTATAGGTTAAACAAAAAGAATCTTTCGATTCTTGAGATAAAACTTAGTAAAAAACACGAGTCTCTTATCTCTTACTTTCTTTTGAAGTGGAAGTGTCAATGATAAAAATTCACGCATTTCCATATTTTCAGAAACTTCTTAAATATCACAATCAAGTGATTCTGGGATTAGAAATAGAAGAGAAGAAAAGATTCTACTTCCAAGGCGGGAGCAGTCGCCATCATGGCAGTATGAAGAAATTTGAGGATTGGCTATTTACGCAGGGTATCATTATCGTAAGAGAAAACAAGAAGGAATATTTTGTATTTTTTAACGAAGAAGATGCTTCAATGTTCTTATTGAAGTGGGGATCACATTAATGTCAACACTAGAGAAAGCTAGGATGAGGGCGGAAACACGTCGTGGCAGTCTTCGCTTCGAAATTAGATTTCGCGAACGCAAAGAAAACTCTATTGAAATAGTTGATTGGTGCGATAAAACATTTGGGGATTGTCATTTACTGTGGTCCGAGGACTTACCTGGAAGATTATATTCATTTAACTGCAAGAAAGATGCAATGTTGTTTTCGTTAAGGTGGTTATAGTATGACTTCTTTCTTTACACAATCAGCGACTACAACGAACATATCCGTATTTGATCCGAAATATAAATGTGATTGTAATACTCATCATCATGTAGAATCGATGTCTTGGGTTAGAGCATCATGCAACGGTGGTTGGCAGATTAAACATGACTGGGGTGGTCGACCAGAAGTATGGCTTTCATCAGAATCTGATTATATGATGTATCTATTGAAATGGTCATAGCCATAATAAAACATTGGGTTAGAGAAAACAACACGAATCCAAAGCAACGTGTAGGAACAGAATATATGTTCCAACTAATCAGTGCCTCTAATGAAGTGTATGATTGGATTACGACTCAAGACAGGGATCTTTGGATAGAACCAAAGAACCGCGGCGATAGTCTGTGGGTTGATGAAAAGTTAATAGTAATCATGTTGATGAAGTGGCCGGATACTTTGATAGAGGATTTTTAAGGTGCAAATAGATAAGATACAGAAGGCAGTAACAGAAATATATGGCAACTTTATTATCACTCATAGCGAAGAAGACGAAATCTGTTCTTTTGTCTATACGACCTACCCAGGAGATTATATCGTAAGAGTTATTCAAAAACCTTATAAAGATTTAGTTCTTGATTTTGAGTTTACGACCGAAGCAGATTATTTGATGTTTATTATACAGTTCTCATGATACATAAGATAACATTGCCCACACTTCGTCGATCAAATCTACGTGATAATATAGATGTAAATGTAAGAGTTGATTGGTGCGCCAAAAGTATTGGTCGGCGACAGTATGATTGGGATATAGATACATATTCTTCTCCGGGAAATTCCATCTACCTGTTTAGGAGAGAAGAAGATGCAGTAATATTTTCACTACGCTGGACAAACGTGAATCCCAATAACAATGAAACATGAACTTGTTAATGGGTGGTATGAGATTTATCACAACGTGCCCGATATAAATCTACAGTGGCGACCCTGCGAAGAATGGTGCGAAGAAATATTTGGCTATGAGAGAGATGTATGGTATAAGAGAAACGTGGTCTATGAATTCCACAAGCATCCAACAACCACATCCCTAAATACAATGTCTACAGTGACTCCGTTGACTTGGATGTTTAAAGAAGAAAAAGATGCTATGCTGTTTTTGTTGAGGTGGAATAAATGATTAAGGTATCTGTATTTGCTTACGATTCTATAGGTAGCAATCATCGATGGTGGTTAAATTTTATTGCCCACTACGAAGAACTAAGCAGTTTTCTATTAGATGGTGATCGACTTGACAAAGCATTAGAGGATTGGAACGCAACAAACATTGAAGAAACTGAATTCATTAGTTTTAAAACCGAGCAAGATTACTTACTGTTCGTGTTGAGGTGGTCATGATTAAGATGACTGTATGTGACAATACTGGTGTTAGGCAGTTTAATAGATGGTGGACTAACTTCGTTGACTACCATAGAGGAAAAGGGTTTGACATGGTAACAAATGAGGGCATGACCGAGACGTTGGGGAAATATGGAATAATCAACGTCGAAAACAGTCCCTATATTGGTTTCAACACTGAAGAAGAGGTCACGCTGTTTTTATTGAGGTGGGCATGATACGAATTTCTGTATATGAGGATGGTGGAGCAAGTCTTGAGTTCAATGGTTGGTGGGACAACTTTGTTGATTACTACGAGGGTCTCGGGCATAAGATGGTAGATAATGATATCATCTCTAAGCTATTATTAGAATGGCGAGCAATTAATATTGAGAAAACTGAATATATTGATTTTACAAGTGAACAAGATCTTATGCTCTTTATGTTGAGGTGGTCATGAAAATTATTAACACGCTTACTTTAAGTGAAGGACAAACTGGACTTGAACTCAAGGATTTTACTACTGAGAAAGAGAAAGAGGAATTCTTTAAGTGGGCAAAAGAATGTGATATTGAAAAGTATGTAAACTTAGATGGCTTTTACCGAGCAGACTTTGCTGGTGATATTGATTATCCCGCAATACAAATTGTAAAGGGTGCGCCGAAAAAAACATAACTCTCTGTTTGTTAAAGTGGTCATGAAATATAAAGTCATTGTTCCCAGGTTAATATACCCCGAGACCAGTCCTCGATGTGACTGGTGTGAAGAAAATATAGGCGAAGAGGGGATCGACTGGGAAGTAAATCCAACCTACGTGGAGAAACCATTAAAGATGTCAATCTTTTTATTTAGACACGAGAAAGATGCAGTTATGTTTTCTTTGCTTTGGTCAGGAAGAGAAATATGATATTTTATTTTAATGAAGAATATAGAAATCATCAAGAAAGACTTGAGGCGCAAGTTCGAGCAGAACGTATGGCCAGACTACTTACTTCTCTGAAAACCAAATACAATTATAGCGACTTTACTAAAGAGTTCTATGATGAAGTAAGAGAAAAGTATGGGATAATTATTACACGAATTGAAAACGATACACTTATTAGGACAGTTGAAATTCCCGATGAGGTCTATACGATGCTTTTATTAATTTGCCCGGAACAATAACATGATAAAAGTTACCTTAAATAGAGGGTATTATCCCAAGCAGCTTGAAATATGGAATTGGTGCGAACAACAATATGGACCTGCCTGGACTAAAAACGAAGTAGGCAACTTTGAGTGCGGAGTATGGCAGATGTCTGAAGTTTTTGGGCACCAACAATATACTTTCAGCAATGAAGAAGATGCTACTTTATTCGCATTAAAGTGGGTAGGAACCTCTACAACTGTTGATAATTAACAGTATCTTCGAACAAAATAGTCCTTGACTTTCTCTACCGTTGTGTTATAATGAAAAAGATGTTGTGTCTGTCGGATTAACCGATAAATACTACTCGCATCTTAAAAAGGAGAAGTGTTATGACTAAAATACCAAGACGACTGGTTTACGTTCCAAAGATAGGTTTCGTGCCAATGATTAAGGTAGTAATAGTTTCATTTTTATTGATATTTGGAGTATCAATAAATGTATTGCTCAAAGCAGCAATACCACCAGCAGAAGCATCGCAGATCCAACCATCAAGATCGTTATCTTTTTCGCCAATGGCCAAAAGACAACAACGGATTGTTCATTATATCAAAAGTGTTAGACCAAATATCAGCGACAGTGTTGCAAATAGATTAGCTGATGCAATTATGGAAAATTCATGGAAGTATGGAATACCAATTGAGATTGAGTTGGCAGTTGCTAAACACGAATCTAACTTTGAACAATATGCATTGGGCTCGCAGGGAGAACTTGGGTTCTTTCAAATTATGACAAAGCCACATGTAGGTAGAGTTTTTCTATTGTTGAGAGAAGATGAAATCTCAACTAAAAACATATATGATCCATACACCAATTCAACTCTTGCAGCAAGTATTTTAAGAGAATGTTTACGACAAAAGCATCACAATATGTCTCGAGCGTTAGCTTGTTACAACGGCACAGCAAGTTCAGGAGAATACTCTAAGATTGTTTTAGAGAAGGCAAAACAAATTCACGCACTGATTTAACTATGGAGGCACCACCAAAAAATTCCGTAGTTGCGTATTGGATAGACATAGATAGTTTTTCTGATTATGTTCCGTGGGAGAGAGCTCAGCATTACATTTTATTAGATCCGGTCGCTCCCGGATCATTAATCTACGATGCAATTAAACTTTTTCGTAGTGGAGGAACAGAGCCGGTCCGTATTCAACTTGAAGTATTTGGATACTCAAGACTCGTTACAGAGCAAGAATACAACGAATTGTATAAGGATATTGCTCTGGTAATTGAGAAAACTAAAATGTGGCGTATTCTAAAAACATGATTCTAAAGGGTTAATTCTTTTCTTGACATTTCGGTTAAAGACTGTATAATAGCATCATACAGTTAAACAACAGGAGAAACAAATGTCAGCAGTTCAAGCTATTTACCAAGAAGCAGTCACTGCCGCCAAAGCAGCAGAAGCAGAGTTTCGTGCCAAGCATGGCGAAATGGCATATTGCGGATTTGCCTGGGTCGAAGTTTATGTTGACCGCACAAACAGCAAACCAGCTAAAGAATTGATTGCAGCTGGCTTCCGCAAAGATTACAAACCAAAATGTCTGAGCGTTTGGAACACAGGTGGTTCGGCAACGCAAAGCATGGACGTCAAAGAAGCTGGCGCATCGGCATTTGCCAAAGTGTTTCAAAAATACGGCTTCCGTGCTTACGCTTGCAGCCGCGCAGACTAAGGAGCAAAAATGACCACACTAACAAATAGACGCAGAATCGCCAATGTTCTTACTGGATGGGATCAACAAAGTCATCCGATATATCAAGAAATGCGCTTTGCTGGATATCTCGAGGCACTTCTTCAAAGCGAGGGTTATCTCGACCACGGTGATTTGCCTTACAAAACAACCACATACAAGCGTCTTATTTTTCCAGGGACATATGAAGTAAGAGAGTCCTATCCAGTGTTGATGTACCGTCTTGCCACAGAATACTTAATGGCAACATCTGACACCAGCAAATAAATTCTTTGCAGTACGCAGAAAGGTCAACACAATGACTGTCAAAGTTGAAGTCGAAACCCGAAACAAAGGCGTTCCTGGCGTTAATGTCACGCTCACTTTTGATAACGGCCGTTCGCTGTATCGTTCAGTGGTTCCTGAAGAAGACGGCTCATGCTGGCTGGTTGTCAATCCATACACGATGGGCGCACCCGTAGTTGAGTTTCCGACGAAAGAAGAGGCAGTTGAATATGTCAAGAGTCTGACACTATGAGATTGACTTCTGAGAATCGAGAAAAAATCGCTAGTTGTGCTGTATGGATCACTGTTGTTGTATTATATTTTCCTTGCTGGATTATTGAGAAAATAACAGCTACATATTTTCCAGAACTAAACGATAGGATAGGACTCTGGGCAGATTGTAAGTTGAGAAAGCTTACTATTCGTATTGAAACTTGGATAAACAATACTCCAGAAAAGACAATGGAGTTGCTCAAGAAACAATAACAATGAATATCCCACCAAAATACTCAACAGTTGCATACTGGCTCGACAGGCGCACATCAAAAAGAGAGTTGCTCTGGGGTCGTCGATGGGAAGAAGTGCAGCATTTTATGCTTCTTGACCCAACTGGACCCAAGAAAATTTCCTACTTTGCAAGAAAAATCGCTGGTTGGTTGGGCAAAAGCGAAAAAGTCCGCATCAAACTTGTAGATTCTGACAGAGGAACATTAGTCACAGTGGACGAATATCGACGCTTGCACTCAGAAGCATTTTTAAAACTCGAGCAGCAAGAAATGTGGGACAAGCTAAGTCGTTGATTCCACAGAATCCAAAATAATAGAGAAATCGCTTGACTTTTCGGTTAAATGCTGTATAATAGCATCATACAGTTAATAAAGAGGCACAACAAATGGCATATATTTCCCAAGAGTTGAAAGCAAAGATCGCCCCCAATGTGAAAAAAGTTTTGGGAAAATACAAACTCAAAGGTTCATTGTCCGTTGATAATCACTCAACGTTGGTTCTCACAATCAAGTCAGGCAAGATCGACTTCGCAAAAAATTACAACGATTATGCAGCAGAGCGCGAAACCACAAGCGAGCCGCTTCGCCGCGAAAAAGGCGAGCACATCGACTTCAACGTGTATTGGATGCACACTCAATTCACAGGCAAAGCACAAAAATGTTTGGCCGAGTTGCTTGAAGCAATGAAGGGCGACACCTGGTTCGACAAGAGCGATATAATGACTGATTACTTCCATACTGCTTACTACATTAGCATCCAAGCTGGTAAGTGGAACAAGCCTTACATTCTGGCATAAGCAGAAAAGCAACGGGAGCTAAAGAAAAAATGTATAGAAATTTTGAAACAAAGATGATGCGTGAACGCAAGTGGTCAAGATGGTCAAAGAGATGGCACAAGCAAAGTCGCCGAGCAATGTTTTTAGACCATGTCGCTAACATGCGTCAAACAACTAAACCTCGTCAGATAGACCTACATTAGGAAAAGAAATGATCACCTACACGTTTTCTGAAAAAACAAAAAAGACTCATTCAATTGCTAAAGCAGTAAAGACTGCCAGCGAGATTTTCAAAGGTCCAATCTGTCTTGATGCAGTTCAGCGTAAAGATGTTGACACACTATTGACGTTGCCGGACTTCAATGAGTTAGTCGATCAGATTGTCGCTGATTCTGAATACTACAAATAAAAGGAAGAATGAAATGGAAAAGTTTTTGAAGTTTTTATTTTTTATGCTGGTCGGAGCAGCTATGGCCCTTTTCGACACTTGGGTCTTTTCAAAAATGTGGGGCTGGTATTTGTTGCCGGCATTTCATTTGGCCGTCCCAAAACTCTATGTTTTATACGGACTGATGCTCACAACAGTGATGTTCACAGCACACAATCAGCAGAAAAGAGAAATATCAAATGCGCTGATTCAATCCTTTAGCGTCGGTCTTGTGGTATTATTGTTTGGGTGGGTCGTTCAAGCAATATTTGCCTAATAGAATCAAGCACTTACTTCAGCAAAAGAGTGCTTGACAATCCGGTAAAACAGTGTATAATAGCTCTATACAGTTAATAAATGGAGTGTGAAATGAGTTACGTTATTGTGAATGTTGGAACAGAACAGCTTTACAAGAAGCCAGGTCATTTTTGCTCGGCATATTACGAAACAGAGCGCGGTGCCAAAGGAGCTTGCACACGGCTGAACAAAGAATACGGAAACGTGGGACAGTGGAAAGTAATTCCTGCAGATCAATATCGTGTGCTGTATCCAGTCAAAATGGTAGAGAAGACAAACTTGTTGAGCGGACAAAAGTATATGGAAGCAGAAGATACGCCAAATTGCTGCTCGCCCGCAAGTGAAACATATTGGTCGATGTAGAAATGAATCGTCCGGGATTTATGTCAATGGAGAAATTTCGCAACTGGTGTAGAGCACACGGCTTTGCGATGCGATTTGACGAAGATGCAAAAGAATGACAATACAAATGAGCGAAACAGATATGCTCGACTTTTCTGAAACAGTTCTTGAACAGTTTTGCATTAAGGAATAGAATGAAAAAATTTAAGCTGAACAAATCAGCAGATCAAGGTTTTGCCGGCGGACTAATATTGGGGATAGGTGTGATGATAGGCGACAAAGAACCTATATTTGGGTTGCTGTTGTCGCTTTTTGGAGTTCTTATATACCTTGACCTCAAGTGTGATATCTAAGTGCTCAACATCTTAACAAGAGAAAGAAATGAAGAATACAAAGGTAATAAAATTTCGCAATCACGCAGCTAAGTTCGCCAAAGAACATGGGAACAGTGGTGCAGGAGTTCATCAAGCGAAAGACGGAAAGTTCGCGTCGCGAGCCCGCACGAAACAAAATTTTATTCGTGCATTAACATCAACAAAAGGAGAGCAGTAAATGAAAACAGCAGGAATTGGTGGATTAATAATACTTGGCATTTGGGTAGCAGCAATATATGGTTGGATCTCAAACGTCGTTGACATTGTCCACACAGTAAGTGATCCGATCACAGCAATGTTTATTCTTCGTTGCTTCGGAATCGTCGTTGCGCCACTTGGCGCGATCATGGGATATTTCTAATCGACCGGCACGGAGATGGAAATGAAAGAAAAACTCTTTATGCTTTGGCTGGGATTGACAATCGGCAATTTCATATGGGTGCTTCTCACAACACGTGAATGGCTAATAGCTTTTGAGCGATCATACTTTCAGGCAGCCGCATTAATTACGGCCTACATTGTGGCATTATCATGACACCACAAGAACGAAAAATAGCAATGAAAACACGAGAGTTCAAATCAGTGCATGACTCGCACTGTTGCCCAGATCATGGATGCAAATACGGAGACGAGGATTGCCCAGTTGTTCTCGGAAAAGAGATTGGCATGTATTGTGAGATGTGTGACTGGGACGAACATGACCCTGAGGTGCAGTTGCGTAAGAAACTGGTCGCCGCACTTCACGAAGCATATAGCGCAATGAGACGAGGACGCCATCAGATTCAGGGCGCACTTGTCCAGCAAGATTTTGATTTCGCAATCCAATCAGCAAGGGATGCCCTCGAAGCAGCAGAAGGTAAATTTCACGAAACAAATACGGATAATCCCGTAGACTTCCCGAAAGTAAAATAATATGATATTGCTCTCTATTGCAATTGTTGTTGGATCTGTTATTATTGGGAGCGCGATTACAGATGCGGCAAAAATTATGAAGGACAAGAAATGATTGAGTTTCTACACAGACTTTTTATCGGCCACAATCACAAATGGAAAGTTATCAATCAGGCAACGTTATATGATACCCCGACTCGAGAAAAAGGGCAATTGGCAACAGGCAAAAAATATATTCTACAATGCGAGATTTGTGGAAAGGTAAAATCCAAAACAATAGTATAAGTTTTTTTAACCAGCAAAGAAGGAGCAACACAAATGAACCAAAATATCGAGAATGCAGCAATCAAAGCCGTTTACGGATTGCAATATAACACAACTCGCGCCGCACGTTTTGTGATGAGCGAGGTGCCTAACACGTCGCAGGAAGCAGCAGTAAAGGCCATCAATACAGTTGCTCGCGCACCGAAGAAAAGCAAGAAATAAAATCAGTAGAATCGCATAACAAATCTTAGAAAGTGTCAAATGACAATCACTATTATGATTCTTGCCGCAGTTCTGTTCATGTTTGCTGGCGATGACTTCGGTCGAATAATCCGCAAAGAAGCAGGAATGAGAACAGCAATCTACGGTGCAATAAGCTTCATTGCTGGTTCTATTCTTATGATAGAACTGATCGGGCTGGCAATTGAATTCGGCAAACACGCAGTATGAAGAAACTATGTGATTTTTTGGCAGTAACGGGAAATATCGTCGGTGCATTGCTTGTGGCATTCTCGGCTCACCGTGTGGATCTCGCCATTGCAGGATACTCGTTTTTTCTAGTGGGGTCGAT